AAATATCATATCCGTCTTCAAGATTTTGGCTGAAGGTGATAACTTTGGGGAAATCGATTTTGATGTTTTGGTCTAACTCTTCTCCACACTTGACACAAATGAGAATGTTGTATGTGTGATAATAATCTTCTAAATCTCCATCTTCATCTGGATACTTCTGTTTGAACCCTTCATAAGCTTCTTTGGGTTCGTGCCAGAGCCACCTAAAAGGTGTTTCTTCCTCACAAGTCTCACAATAATATAATCCTTCTGCTTCAATCAACTGTATCAGCCTCACATTCTGCACAAACTTCTATCAATCCCTCAACACTGTCGATTACTGAAAGGTCTTTGATAGGGTTGAAAACTCTAATACCACATCTTTCACAAGTGCAACAAGTCTCACAATAATTATGTTGTGGGTAAATCCATCTGTGGTGATTGAAATAATTAACAGAGAATGAAGAACCGCACTTATTACAAGTGATAAGTTCGTTGAAATCCCAATCAACCCAGAGGACAACTTTCTGTTCCATAAAAGCGTTAAAGGATTTCTCTTCCTCATCTATCCTTCTCTCAAATTCTTTACAGTGTGGAAAATCATCTTGAGTGAGTATATCGATGTCGAAGTAACATACTCGTTGTTGTAACTTCAATTCTCCTTTGTGTATTGTTGCTTTGTATTCGTAATTGAATTTTGCAAAGAATTGGTTCATTAGGTTTCTATCAGTAGCACTGTATCCATTGAAGAACAAGACTTTTCTCTGGGTATGATTGACAAAGAGAATGTTAGTATCAAAGTGTCTGATGGTGATAAAAATATCATTCAGTTCGTCAAACATTGGACTACCAGAGATGAGGACTTTAGCGTCTTTCTTACTCATTTGCTATCAACAATCCTCAAAGAAAGCATAGTTAGGGAGTTCAATATTACGTTCTCTCATCAATTCACCTAACTTCTCAAAGTGTTCGTACCAATCAAAATCTTCGTATTGGTGTAAGAGATTAAACCAAGCCTTAATGAATGCTCTTCTTTGTTTCTCTGTATAATCATAACGGAATAATTCCATTATCTTCATAGCTACCCAAGTGCTGTGGTTCTCATCAAATCTCGAAGGAGATGAAAACACTAACTGTAATCCAAAACTGAAATCTCCATCACATTTGAATAATTCCTCATAATCTTCTCTCTTGATAAAGAAATGAGTAGGTTCTAACCAAGTCTCTCCTTTCTCATCTTTGAACATCCACTCTTCTTTTTTGCTGATGTCTATCGAAGGATAAGCTCTGCGATACATCTCTTTCAATCTCCATTCAGCCAAACCGTAATGAGCTTCAAGATTTTCTTGTCTGTGTTCGTAAATGTCTGGTTTGATTTCAATCTCATCAAGAATGATATTATATCTTGTGTGATGTTTCTCTTCAGCTACTGAAGCAGAGAGATAAGCGTACCCTCTACCATAAGCAGAGGACTTAAGGTTGCTTCCATCTTTGAAGTAAGTCTTGAGCCAACAACCAAAAGAGACACCACTTAACATAAATCCTATGTTGCCTTTTTTGTTGTAATGCTCTGGTTCAAAGGAAATGACTTTGATATGCATATTACTTGCTGGTTCTATCAGTTCAGTTCCATTCAATTCTTTGAAGTTCTCTACTGAAATATCTTCAATTGCTAAAACGTCTCCTATCTTCATTTGGAAGTTTCGGATGACTTTCAGTTGTTCTGTTTCGTTTGACATAGTATGATACTTTTCTCAAGTTGATTTATAAAGGTTAGTAATATCTCGCTGATAGTCGCTGGATGTCGCTACCTTTATATAGGTAAAAAATAATTATATCTTGAGACCAAAACTGATATTGTTTCGTTTAACAATTTGGGAGTAATTGGTCTCAACTCCCACCTCAAACATTTTTCTTTTATTATAGGATGTAGGATGTTGGATGGAAAAAAATAGCCTCATCGAAGAGGCTCTAATGGTTTATCACCTTGTATTGCTTCTATACAGACAATACAATATTTACCTATACCATTAACACATTTCTGGCAGTAGATTTGGGAACATACTGGACAGCGATACATCTGTGTTATAGGAACATAGTTAAAACAGTTTTGACACTGATAGGTCTCTTCTTCTGGTTTGCCGATTATGTCAGTCATTATGTTCTATCTCTTCATATTTACTCATAAGCATTTCTATAATTTGCTCATCCCAATCGTGATAATTGAACACATCAAATTGGTTCTGGGTATATTCTTTTGCTATCCTTACCACAAACAGAGCATTGGCTAACTTATCTTCATTGTTCAAACAGTTGTTACAGACATAAGCAACTTGCTTTCCTACTGTTCTGTTCTCAACTCTCTTATCGAGACAAACATTACAACAAATCTCTGTCCAACCAAAAGTTTTGAAATAAACTCTTTGACCTTTAACTGTTGGTACCCAACTGCCTTTTTTATCTTCTGCTGACCATTTAATCGAGTTTTTACAGCTGTTACAGAAGTAGAAAATAGTGTAGATTTTAGTTCCATCATTGACATTAGTAATAACCAACTGAGCCTCATGTTTAGCTGGTTTCTTACACTTATGACAAGGTGGAATTGAGGAGGTGAGGTAAGACCTCACTAACTCTCTCATTTCTTCAACGGATAAATCAAAGTCATCTTTAGTAATCATGAGAACACACCTACTAAAGTAACGAAAACCAGAAAACAGACAGAAAGTGTAGCAATGAATATAGTCATTCCTCTTACAGTTGCTTCGAGTTTTCTAACTCTTTCTTTCAATTCAATATAGTCTGGAGATATCGAGAATATTGCTTTCTTAATCATTACTCATCATCCTCTTCAATCAGTTCTACTTTACCGAACCAGATATCAACAAGACTTGAATAGGTATCACTGATTTGTTCGAGAACTATCTTTAAATCCTCTCTATCTAAATCTGTATGGACTTCTACATTATAGACTTTCATTGTTACACCTCCTCAAGTTTATGGTATTGAAAAAGACTTTTCATATCAAAATCTACATCAGTAACATTAGAAGTATATTCCATTTTAAATGGTTTGGTTAAGGCTTTCCCACACCACATACATTCAAAATGAACATCAAATACAACCTTTAATGGACTGAATTCTTTTATTCTGATATCATGTAATGCTACATGTTTTCCATACTCATTATGTTTTTTCGGACAGCTGTCTTGTATCTCTTTCCAACTCATTATCTTATCCCATCCTCTCTGATGTTGAAACCTTCCATTTCTTGAATAAGGTCTTCAATAGCTATCTTGGTTTCTTTAGAAATCTCGATTGAAGCGACTGGTATCTCTTCTCTTCTTTTCAGTTCATTAAAGAATGGTAGATAGTCTATTCGATAAATCCTCATAACATATTTGTCTCCTTTCCAACTCATTTGTCTTCATCTCCATTTTTAACCAAGTAATCTGGGAACTTCTTTAATTCATTATATAATCTTCTTGACATACTCATAATCTCTGATTTAGTTGTAGTCAAATCTTTGGGAGTAAATTGGTCTCCATACTTGTCTCCATACTTCTCTTCAATGGCTCTCATCATGCTGGTTTCAAAGTCATCTTGGTCGAGCACAAACCACTGATGAGGAACAGATACAATCTTCTCAATGATTATAACTCCACAAGCTTGACACTCATGGAAATGATACCATCCATTGATATTGTCTTCTGTCTTGATAGAGTTTTCTTTATACTTACAAACTGGACATTGTAACATTATTCTAAATCCTCCTCTTCATATTCTCTGATGAGTTCTCTTGCTTTCTCTTCAGTTATCTCAACTTCAAGTAAGTGACTAACAGTAATCATACCGTTCTTCCTCTTGGTTGTTTTTCTGATTTCAAGAATGAAGTGTCTTTCATGGGTACTCATTCTTCTTCACCATCCTCTAATATAGCTTCTTGTAGAATTTTCTGTAATCTGTTATATGTCTTTTCATCAATCTTGTAATACCTCTCATTACAAGTAGTCTGATTAGTCCAGTCTAAATTAGCTGTTGAAATAAGGAATTCCCATTTTCCTTTGTTCCTATATCTCATTATCTGAATTGTCTCATCTTCAATCATTCTTCATACACCTTTTCTATATATTCAATATATACATTATTCATATCAAACTCAACAGTCTCTATGAATTTTTCATCCTCATAATCATTGAACTCTATCATCTCATAGATACCTTCATCTATGTAATAATCTTCTGAGTTCAAATCCATATGAGCCAATACTACTGTGTCTTCAATAAAGTCATCTGGAACTTCAAACATTGCAGACATCTTTCTTGTCACAGTCTCATTCCATACTATTTTTACTTTTTTCATTGTGTTTTTCCTCCAAAATTTTTCTCTTTGCTTCGACTATATTATCGGTCAAAGCGATTGTGCCACTGCTGACAAATCTTTTGATAAATCGGTGTAGAGCATTAGCCAACTCTTGTTTAGTTTCACTATACTCTATCTTCAAATCGTTCAAGTATTGAGCCACATTTCTCTCATCATTATCGAGAGCTAACATTGGCTCTCCATCAAGCCACTGGTATCTGAGTGTCATTCTTCTTCCTCCAATTCAAGTTCTTCAAGTTCAAGTTCATAATCAAAAAGAGCTGAACAGTAATAAGTTACTGATTTCATCAGTCTATCGAACTCATAATCTTCTAACCAGACACCACGAAGGAAAGGCATTGTTTTAAGGGTTCTCTTTTCTGCTGTTTGTAGAATACCCTTCAATTCTTTCTCATAAGCATGAATTTTTTCAAAAGCACGAGAGGATTGAAGTTTTCTCTTTATCTCTTCTTTGGTTAATTTCTTATAAGTCATATCAGTCATCATCCATCATCTCCTCTATTCCGAAATCTTCATGGTGGTTATAGACATAGTTTTCTATGTAAGCCCAGATAGTTCTCTTATCTTCATTGTTTGATTGTTTAAACAATGTAGCAACAAACTCTCTGGCTGGAATTCTGGTTCGAATTCTCTCACCTATCCAAGAGGTTACTTCAACAATGAAATAATCCTTCTTCTTAAGCCAGTGTGTTTCGAATTGGTCTTCAACAAATTGTATAGCACTTATTCCATGCTCACCTTCTTTGTGGTCTTGGTCAATGTTTCTGATTGTCATTGGTTTCTTATCTATCATTGTATCAGTTCTCCTTTAGCTTTAGCGTTCAAGAACAACCACATCTCGTAGCTGTATAGGTAATGTTCCCTAACATAGTTTGGGAGTTCTATATCAACCTCTCCTAATGGGATTGGTAATTCCTCACCTAATTCTTCATTATACTTGAAGACTAATAGGTCATCTCTGATTGAGTTACCCCAACCATCTCTTTCTTCTCTGAATAGTTGAAGCATGTAAGAATAATATCCTCCATAAGTATCATCAAGTCTATCAATCCAAGAAATGATTTCTTTGAATTCATCTGACCTCATATACTCTTCAACATCTGATACTGTGTAGTTATCTGTGTCTTTATCCTTATCCCAGAGGAAAGTTTCCCAGAACCTATCGATAGTGTCACCCAATTCACTTACTTTAAGGTATCCGAGCATGTGGAATACTACTTCATCGGTCATAATTTATCATCTATCCTTTCCCATAGGTTCAAGAGAATGGTTCTGCCAATCTCATATATCTCTGTCATAGCATAAAGTTGTGCTATCTGTAATCTTTGAAAAGCATCAACTTGTGGATAGCGATATTGTTCTAATGCTTCATCCATTATTGCTGGGTTATCTATTCTACTTGCATACCACTGTAGCAATTGACCAGTGTATAGGTCTGGTTCTAATTCAGAGATTATCTCATCATGCATATTATCTATCTCTTCTCTATCTAACTCTTCCCATTCTCTCAAATTCCACTCATTGTAGAGCCATTGAGATTGGAAAGATTGTAAATAGAAATACATCCATTCATAGTGATAATCATAGACTTCAAAACCTCTTGCAAACAGAGTGTTTCTCATACTGTCATCCCAGAAGTTATCCAGAATGCTCTGTAGATACTCGTCATCAAAGAAATACAGTCTCTTCTTATCTCTATAAGGAGGGAACTCTCTCATTTCTGACTTCATTGCCTTCTGAAGAAACTCTCCAAAGGCTTGATTTTTTTGTAATCCGTTGTTGTCGGTCATTTTTGTTCAAGATACCATTTTGTAACACAGTATTTAAACCTTTCGGAAAAGTCGAAACATTTATATATCACATTGTAACACAGTTTCAATATGAAAAACAAAGCCAAATGTCAAAAGTGTGGTAGTAAAACCTTCCATATTTTCAAGAAGCAACATAAATCAGAGCTCTTTTTATCTCTTGATGTTATATGCTCTCAATGTGGAGAACGTTGGTATGATAAAAAATAAGATGTAAGATGGGAGACCATCTCACTTTTCTTTTAACAGTTTTCTATTTCTATTTCTATTTGCTCCCAATCTTGAGCAGATAGTTGTTCAGCACAGCTACCATCTATAGCAAAGTTAATGAGATTAGAAGCACTTGTTATCAGATTATAAATATTAGCCTTCAGTGGATAGTCTTTACATTCTGATAGTCTCTCTAATGCTATACAGAGTATCATTTCGTTCTTACAATCCATATATATTCAGTCCTCCTTTATCTGTTTATAGATTTTAGAAGCGAGTTTCCCAAAACCTAATGACATACAAAAGTTATCACTACAAGTCAAACACTCTGGGTACATTTCATCTCCAGCAAAATGGTAGAATGCTGGGTTAGTTTTACAGAACTCACATACTGGTCTCTCATCCCAGTCTCTACCTACATCATGTATCTCATAATGTTGGTCGAATTCCTCATCCCATCCAGCTACATCATGTTTAGAACTATATTTGTATATTCCCATATCATTCCTCTCCATAGTAATGTCTGATAGCTTCATTGACAAACTCATCATAGCTATCATATATCCATCCAAATTCTAATCCCAGAAAGTAATCGAATATATAATCTATTAGGTCATTGAATTCTCTATCGTCCATAGTTCTATTAGTTCTGTCACAGAATTGTTCTACACAACACTCGACATCTCCTCTGTTCCAGTAGCCTCCAAGTATCTGACCTATGTGATATGATTTCTTTTTCTGCCTACTAAAGAGCAATTCTAACAGTTCTTTCTGTTCAAATGCATCCAATCTATCGAACCTATTGAATAACTCCTCTCTAATCTGCTCTTTGGGTGGTTCTTCTAACATCTTCAGTCTCTTGTCTATCCACTTATAAGTTGCTCTGGTCATTCTACAGAGAACACCAACATTATCTTCCATGATATTCTCTACATCATGTATCATAACAAGAGAGGTAGGAGTTAGTTTATCTCTGTTCATACACCCACATCCTCAAAGTAGAACACGATTGTAGCATCATAGGTTATTTCGGCTGGGTTTGACTGGGAAGAGGTAATAAGAAAGGCACTTAAGATTAGACCGTTCTCATGAGAGTACTTCTTTAAGTCAGTAATCAAACTCAAGACATCAAAGTATAGATGCTCATTAACATCTCTGGTGATAAACATATCAAATCTTTGTGTGTTCTCATATCTTGTAAAGGTCTCCTTATCAGTGTTCCAAGAGTTGTCTTGGATTAGTTGTATGAGTTCCAGTTTCATTGTATAGGTTAGCATCCTCATATCAATTCCTCCACTACGAAAGATAGATATCCAGTATATTCATCAACCCATGCTTTGTCACCAAAACCATAGATAATACAGTCACCAGAGGCATTTTCTAAATCACTCATAATGTCTTCTAAAGCTCCATTACCTTTTGCATAATGAAACCGTTCTGACATCTTTGATTTCCAATCAACTGGAAGTTGTTCTCTGATATCTTCCCAAGATAGAGCACACCATTGAGTTGTGTTCAATACTAATGTAACATCAGTTGCTAATTTTATTCCCATGCTGTAGCCTCCTTATAGTTATCACAGTTAAGAGTAAATCTTTGTAATGTTCCTTTTATCAAATCTTCTATGGTTATAGTCCATTTAACATCTTTATCATTAGTCATGAAGGTCATAGGTAGTTCAATTTCTATAGTGTAGAGCCATTTACTATCTCCAGCTTGGTCATAGTCAATACTGTAATCACTCCACAACTCACTTTTTCCTACAATAATCATCTCACCAGTTCTGTAATCCCATTCTTTTTCTATTGAAGTATTATAGACAATGAAAGCTGTAGCAATTTTATATCCATAGGTCATCCAATGATAATGAGGGTTCTTTTCTTCCATCATAGTCTGGAATAAGTGTCTAATGTCTGGAACAACAGCTGATGGATAACCATCACAGTGTTTGTATAACCAGAGAACGTTTTTACCACTTACAATCTTGATATTTGCTCTTGTTCCCATTATTGATTAGCCTCCTTAAAGACTGTCTCTTGGACGAAGTTAAGAGCTTCTTGTAACTCTTGTGTATCAGCATTCATCTTATCTTTGATTGCTTTGATGATTACATCAAGGTTCTTTGATAAGAATAGAATGTCATCTCTGGATAGTTTGTTATCTAATGGGTTAATGTTCTTCCATGCATCGTAGTCAAGAGTAATCTTGGTATCAGCGAAATACCAGTCAGTAACATAGGTTAGAGGGTCTAATTTCTTGGCTATTCTATAGTGGTGTTGAGGGTAGTAATTTTGTTCAGATTTAGGTTTAAAATGAATGAAGAACCCAACTGGGATTACTTCATCTAACCACTTAAAGACCTTCTGAAGAGTATCATAGAGTTGTTTGGTCATATAGTCTCGACCTTCAGTTGCTTTTCTCAACCTTCTTAACTCTTCTTTAGTCAGTACGGTCATCTTTCTTTTCACCTCTTGTCTTTTCGTAGATATCAATAACCCACTTACTCGCATATTGATAGATTTTGTATTCGAAGTATTTATCTGGGAGTTTGTTCTTTATGAATATCTCTGTTGCTTCTGCTCCAAAGAAACCCATCAATTCATCGATATCTAATAGTTCTATCTTAATCAGACTGTTGAAATTAACAGTTACAGACCACATGTTATCAACAATGTGAGCTGGTGAAAATCCGATTACGAATTCCTTATCATACTTCTCTTTCATGATTGTATGAGCCTTTTCTAAAGCCAACATGATAACTTCTTTCCTATCTACTTCTGGTGGTTTAGGTTCAGTTATACCGAGTTTGAGTTCTAATGATGCTAACTTTTCGAGTTTTAAAAGTCTTGCATATATGTCTTGAACCTCATCGTTCAAATCATCAATAGTGCTTTCAGTTCCATCAATCTTATCTGATAGTTCAGATAGGTCATCATTAGTAACAAAGTTTTCATAGTCAAAGTCATCTGTGGTATAGATATCATGATTACTGATTATAGAATACCAATCAAGGTTACTTATAGCTTCATCTACATCTCCTTGAATTCTATCATCTACAACATCATTGACTAAATCATCAATTCTTCCAGTTTGAATGACGTCTTCTATCCCTTGTTCTACATCTATCTCATCAAATATCTCGTTTTTGAGTTCTTTGATTAGAGCATCAAAACTTTGTCTGGCATCAACTGGAATAAGGTCTCGTATTTTCATATAGACTGGAGTATAATTTTTAGATAATTGTTCATCAGAACCGTTCATTGCTCTCCACCACATACTCTTCGATTGAACTACCATGATAGTAGTTTAAAGCCATCTCAACAAAATCGTTGATAGTCACCTCAATGTAAAGTCTTAATTTACAATGAGTGCATTCTACTGTAGCCCATAGAGAGCCATAGCAGAAATATTCGTTTGCTGGGGTTACTTGAACCCAGTCATGAGCTCCAGCATCTTCACATTCTTGCTGGGCTTTGGTCAGTTTGGTCATTTGTGTCGCCATGTAATACAATATGGAGGGGGTGTTTATAAACCTTTTGCTTTTTACACCGAGCCATACCAAATTTACACCATTTTTGATATACTGGAGTTAAATTAGAAGCGTTCTAACCGCAATCTTTAAATGTTTCGAAGGTTTTGATAATACATGAAGTGTCGCTATGTAGAATTCGAAAGATTATCGGAAGTTTTTCGAGAACATCGAGATGATGTGAAGCCATATGTAGAGTTTAGAGATATTAAAGAGGTGGAGAGCTTCTTGTATGAATGTCTTAATGAAGAAGAAGACATCCATTTCTTTTCTCTCTATGGTCAATTAGCAGTGACAACATATCCAAGAGAATTGAAAGAGATAATGATTGATATCATCACAGAATTTAGGAGGTTTGCTAATGCAAGTTGATGATTTACCAGAGGACTTTTTAGAGGTCTATGACTATATAGCATGGTATGGAGAAGATTGTAACTTACATGAGAGTTCTATATATCAGAGATTTAGTGGGAGTATGACATCAGAGAACATAGAAGAGATAATTAACAAACTACTGAAACTGGGGTTCATCTATGAACCAAGAGCCCACTACTATAGAGCTGTTTAAGATGTAAGATGTTAGAAGGTAATTATAATGAGTGAATGGTTTGAAAAGCTAAAGTCAAAAACAAGGGTAATAGAATTGAATGATAACACTTACTGGAAGGTAAAGAAGGATGCTCCTAAAACTGAAAAATGTCTGAATGCTTTTACTAATCTGCTCAAGAAGAAAGGAAAGTCTGTGAAACCTAATAAGATATTTGTTTCTTTCGATGGTTATTATCTTGGAGTATATTTCATATACAAAGACCTAAAAGAATTTGATTGGACAGAACATATTTATGAGCTTGTATGGATGATGTTAAAGAAGAAGGCTATCTTTCGTAATATTAAGATATCAGAAGGTGAAATTGTTGCCTTTTTTGCCATGAAAAACGCTGAGGACGTATATATTAATGATGGGTCCATCTATTATATTAAAGAAGACGATTTTAAGTCTTATTTATCTACTTTTAGGGATTTGAACGGTGTATGAGTGTAGAATTAGTAATAGGTTGGATAGCAACTATCTTAACCACCTCATGTAATCTACCTCAATCTATAAAGGTTTTCAGAACTGGTAGAAGTGAAGATATATCTTATGTTTTTATTTTGTTCTTACTTATAGGTATGGTATTCTGGTTATCCTATTCTATTCTTATTAATGATGTTCCATTAATGGTAACTAATATCATAGGTCTTGTTACAACTGCCCCCATTTTGTTACATAAACTAATTGTTCAAAACAACCGAAAGGTTTAAATATTGTATTACCATATTGTATCACAGAACTAAAATGACCGAAAACATATTCAAAGAATTCACCTTACCAACACGCAGACAGCTGATGATTTTGAAAGGAAAAAGTGAGCTGACTGTTAAAGAGGTAGCAGATTTATTCGGCTACCATGATGGAACGGTGAGAAGGAAGATACATCAAGGGGAAATCCCAGCGATGAAGCGTGACAAATACTATATACCAGCAAAGAGTATGTATAAAATAGTCTCAACACTTATGTTAGCATTGTCTAATATAGAGATTAAAGAGAAGGATACTCCATCAATATATAGTAGAACCATTTATACAGCAACTTTAATGCATCCAGAACTGGATTTAAAAGTGAGAATAACTTTTGATGTGAAAGTAGATTACATAGCAGATAATCTGGTAGATTTCAATATTCATATATTGAAGATTAATGGTGCTGAACCAAACGCTTCTGGTAAGAATTGTATAGCTAAAGTAGAAGTAAGATATGATGACAAGAACCTCATAGAACATATGTATATCAGTAAAAAATGGATAGGAGAGAATGACTATGATTCTCAATCAATGTTTCAAACAATGGGGTATAAATGGAAAATGGTAATCTATTGGATTGCTAACTATTTCATACTCAAGTTCCATAGAGAAGAGATGAGAGACTTTATTCCACAACTGGAGGAAAAAGGAAATGAGTAAGGTAAAAAATTTTAGAGTACCAGACAGTATTAAAGATTACTTCAAAGAAAGAGGAGAAAAGATAGCAAACATATTCAGACTTGCAAGAATTACTCCTATAGTTGTAGAGAAGTCAATCATAAATGAGTATTATGCTGGGTCAGAGACACCAATAAGATTGTCTGATGATGAGTATGATACTATCAAAGATGAAGCAGATAAGTTAGATATGTTGCCTACAGTATATATGAGATTACTGATGATTAACTACTACCAGCTTGAGAATATGGAGGGTTATCAGCAATGACAGTAATATGTCCAAACTGCCAATATCATACAACTAAGAACAATGAATACAGACAATTTACAAGTTCTGTCGTTTATAAGTGTAACAATGAGAACTGTGGAATGGTGTTCAAAGTAGTGATATTCAAAGAGCCTAAAGAATGGATTAACTTGGAGGAGAATGAATAATGCCAAAATGTGATATGTGTGGAGACGAAACCAGTTCTTCTGATTTGACTACTTATGGTATATGGGAATTCTGTGAAGAGTGTGATATTGATGCTGATTGGGCAATCAGAAACATGCTCAGAGAATATGAGAAACAACTTGAGAACAATCCAGAAACAGAAGCTCAAAGATTAAGAGATAAAGGAATTGATTAAAATGACATTAGTAGATGTAGAATTTGGATTTGATGATTTAACAGAAAAAGAGAAAAAAGAGTTCAGAAAAGTATTTACTCTACCAAAAAACTACAAAGGTTTTAGAGGTATCTATACTGGAGGAGTATTGACACCAGATAGTTATCTTCCAAACGATAAAGTAAAGAGCTTTCCAGACAGAATGCCTCTTGGAGTAGAGAATTACGGAGTAGCTGATAACATAGACCAAGTTATCTTTCTTTATGGAAACATTCTGGAAGAGGACGAGAGAAAGTGGTTTATCCATTTTGATGTTATCAAAAAGAAACACCAGCCTAAATTATGGGGTTGGAGATGGCATAAGTGGGGACCTTACATTGGTTGCCAAGAACCCACTGAAGAATACTTGAAAGATGAGCCTAAAATCAAGAAGGTGATAATCTTTCATTTATATGAGGTGATAAAATGAAAAAATACAGATATAAAGTAAAATGTATCTACTATTGGCAAGTTGATGGAGAGCAAGATGGACCAGAACAAGATAGTACATTGTTCCATTTTTCTGACCGTGAGGATTTGACAGTAGAAGAGATTGTGTATAATATTGAACATGCAGCTTTTGATGCAGAAGAGACCGCCTTTGTAAAAATAAAGGGTATCCATGAGATTACTATGGAGGAGATTGAATGAAATTCACAGCACTATTTAGAGATATTGGTGAGAACGCCAAACACACTGAACCATGGGAAGAGACCCATGAAATAGATGAAGTGAAGTCTGAAGAGGATGCTATAGAGTGGTGTAAGAAGACCATTGAATGGTTCAATCGAACACATCCAGACCCTAAAGAAGCTGACCGAGAATTTATTGGTTTAAAGAAGTTCTATGGGGAAATTTCTTATGCTAATCACGATTGGCATAAAGATTGCCTTCATACTCTCAAAGATAAGAGAGGATTATATGACAAACAGAAATGTGGTAGATGTGGGATTACTGGAAAGAGACGTGGTCTTAGAGGTTTTGTTGAAAGAGATTATCGATACAGACATAAAGACTTTGCCAGATGCGATACCTCTCTCAAGAGACTTGGAATGTGGGAAGATTTCATAGGAGACGAAGAAGATGAGTAGTCCAGTATGCTTTTTCTGCGGAAAAAACCACTATCCTCTTTGGATATGTACCAAATGTGGTTTCATAAACTGTGATGGTTGTGATGACGAATTAATAGAAGAAATCGGTAGATATTATGAAATAAACTGTCCTAATTGTCATACTGATGAATATTGGGAAGAGCTTTGGTATGACAAAAAGGAGAAAGTATGGAAAGTAGGAGATGAACTATATAAGGAGGAGGACTGGGAATGATATCAAAGACAAAATATCAAAAGAAATATTAGGAGACTTGGATGAAGATGAGTAGAGCAATAGTAGTTGATGAATTCAAAGTAGGTAAAAGAAAGTGCGTAGTAGTCAAGATGATTGACAAAGGAAGATATGTTACATCTCTTGGATACTGGCATAATGGCTATGTCCAGAAGCATAAGAGAACCAAGAAAAGAGGTTGGTCTTATGATAAGGCTATGTCAGAATGTGGCGAAGACCTCCCAGAAGAACTGACCTTTGAAGGAAAGTTAGGAGCATTATTAACTGATGAGACCGAATATTGGGGATTTGATACTATGCATGTAGGAGATAATGCAGAAACACAGAAATTTGAAACTGTTAGATACAGAACCATAGAGTTAGCAAAGTATCTGATTAAAAAGAGGATATAGAAATGACAACAAAGCGTGAATTAGCAGAAATTAAGGAAATAGGAGTATTAGAGTATATAGCCAGTGTTGAAGGAAAACTTGAAAAAGATTTTATCAATGGAGACATCATGGAGTTGTATGAAGATGAAGAGGTCAACAGACTGATAAATCATTTGAAACAGCTCGAAAGTGAAGTCAAGAGCATAAAATCGACACTCAAGAAAGTAGATGAAGTAGCTATGGATGCTTTATCCAGAAGAGGGATAAAGAAAGCAGAGAACAACTTCATGAAGATTGCACTGGTTGAACAGACCAGATATTCTATAGATGACCAGAAACTCGAAACCTTTTTATCCAAATATGGTAAATCTAAAACAGAGTTTCAGAAATCTAAGGAAATTAAATTCCTTAAGAAGACCATGAAAAAAGGTGATTAAATGCTCTGGTATCAATTAATAGCTTTAGTAGTAGTTTGGGTAGCAATGTTTGCTACACCAGCTTTTTTCTATTTAATCATAGCATGGATACAATTAGCTCTAAGAGACAGAACAAAGTTTAAAGAAAAAAAATATGTCTTGTGGATGATTGTTTTAGTTTTAATGGAAGTAATTTGTATTGTTACTATAGTTTTAATAGGAATGAGCGGAACTCTATCATGAGTGCATTCTTGTTTTATGAATGTTTAATCCTCTTTTTGAGGATAACTCTTTTCCGCAAACATCACATATGAAGTAAATTGATGCTTCAATTTCTATGTTTTTATCGAGTTCTTCTGGAAATTCCTCTTCAACATCTACTTCTGCAACCAGTTCTTCTGGAGTTTCAACGTTTAAAGTAGAAGGCTCTACTTCAATTTGGTAACTCGCTGGAACTTCTATTCTAACAATCTTTTTTTCTGGTATCTCTAACTTCTTTTTCTTTCGTTTAAATAATCCCATAATATCACTTCTTTTTCTTTCTTAAAATCTTCCTCTCAGAAGTTTTGATATCTCCATTATTGATTTTCTCTTTAATTTCATAATATCTACTCAATTTGAGAGGGTCAATCTTATACACTGGTGTTTGACTGTTTTTCTTATCGAATGCAATCTCTAACACATCGTAGTATCTGAAAGAATTGATGTGATGATGCACTGTACCAGCTGCAACTCCAGCTTTTTCTGCTAACTCTTTAGCGGACCACCACTGAAACTTGCCCAATGCGTTTTTTTCCTCAAGACAGTTAAATATTATATCTCTTGTTGTTAATGGTACAACTTCACCGTTGTTTAGTGGCATTTTTTCATCACTAATTTAAAGATATCAATACCTTTATATAAGTTTATTGTTTTGAACTCTTTGAATTCGCATATGGAAATTAGTTATGAAAAAAAAATGAAAAAGGACGATATATCGATTATTTCGCCTTATTCTTGTATTTTATGAAATTTTCTGGGGTGGTGTAAAAGTTCGCACCCACTTTGATTAATTTTCCTTCTCCAACCAATTCATTGACAGATTTTGCAATATGAAATTTATCAGCATAAGGATACTCTCTGGGAACGTTCATTATTCTCCCAAGGTCTTTTATTGACACAAAGTATTCAGTTGCCTCTAATTTTTCTAAAAGTCGGTCTTTGATTGCTTGGATATGTCTTTCAAATGTTGTTGCTACATCATCATCTTGTAGTGGCATTACCATCACCAAAATCACCTATTGATGTTTGTTTAATTTCTTTCTTCGGCATAGCCATTTTGATTGGTAATATTAATTGACTATAGACACTATTTAAGATATTAATATATTCTATCGTGTCTATGTCTCTCATATCAGCCAATTCTATAGGCAATACATGTTTGATTTTTTTCTTCTTAGGTTTAATAGCATGGACATATTCTATTACTGAACCTTTTTTAAATAGTAAATTATCACTGATAGGATATGGACTCTTTTGCTTATAAACTTCTAATAACTTTTTAGCTGCTCTTACTTGAGGAACGTTAGCCTTATAATCAGATAAAGTTCTTGATAATGTAGTACCTATACTATAATCATCAAGAGTTCCAGACCTATTCATTATTGCTAACTCATAGCTCTTTCTTGATGCTTCCAGTTTGTTTATAAGATGAGGGATGTCAGACAGAGTAGAGCAGTTATCTCGTATGATATCGGTCCATCTTTTGAATGCATCTTTGACTATACGTGGGGTATGTTTCTTTTTACCTACTAATCCTTTAATAATCTTGCCTTTACTACCATCTTTTTTTAATTCTACTACATAGTAATTCTTTTTAGCATGAAATACTATTACTATACCACGTTCTTCCACTTCTAAATCAACGTTGTAAGTATTACGTATATAATTCACTACCTCTTCATATGCTTCTTCTTTTAGTCTGGTTAGGAACACACTGTCAGTGTCACCTCCTATCACCAGAGCACCTATCTCTTCAAACTTCTTCTTGATTGAGAGGGTAGTCTGTTTACCAGTAGCAGTTGTACATTCAGCTGATGGAGCACAGAAAAACGGAAATCTATCAAAAGCATTCACACCATAGGATGCATTTATTACAACTTTAAGATATTGTTCTACTGCTTTATATCCTATGACATCATCTTTATGTTGTTTGAAATAATACACTCTAACATCTTTAACGAACCCTACCATTGTACTAAAAGTACCATCATATCTGGTGCAGACATGATGAGATGGAACAATAGATTTAAGGTCTTTTGCAAACTTTAACTCCTTATCTATCTTTTCAATAGGAACACTAAGAGTTGGATATATCTTATTGTTTTTACATTCTGGATGACCACAGTTCATAGTATCATAACTTAGATTATGATTGACTATCATAGTAGGATACAATGATGCTACGTCTGCTACTACCAGATTAAAATGTGTTCCCATGACTGGTTCAAGAACTATAGCACCAGCAAACTTCTTACCAGTGACAGAGACAGAATGATAACCTCCTATTTGTTCCAGTTCATACTTGTTGATATTAGGCATCTTATAATAGACTAACAACCTCCTCATCAAATTTAAGATGACAGATGCTACCTTAGACCTACAAGCATCTTCTACTGCTTTGGTTGCTATCCTCATGGTCATCATTATCAGTTGCATTACAATTTCATTATCAAATGTACATAAATCTAATACAAGAGAGTTATCTTGAGCATTATAATAACACAATTCTTGAGTAGGTAGGTTTGTTATTCTCCCTTCATAATCATATTTTTGTTCATCAAGTAAAGACTTAGATACATCATTAAGACTGTTCCTATCATATTTTCCTTTGAAGGCATAGTTTTTTATAGAAGGATTACTAAAAAATCTATAGAGGTCTATGAGATACTTATCAGACACTCCTTTATTCACTCTCTCATATGACCTCTCTTCATTTTCTACTATTGTTTTATAACCCCATATCTTATTATTTTTGATATTAAGATAGTTCATTCTACTACATAGATATGGTATATCAAACTCATCTACATTGAACCCAACAATAAACTTCTGTGGCATACCAACAAGATACTTAACTGCTTCTTTAACAAGTTCTCTTTCGTTACTGAACTCTCTTATCATATGGTTTTCATGCCTTTCATCAAAGGAACTTGCTTTAGTATTTCTGGTCACATCATCCAGTGCAAAGGTTAGATGTATCATGTTTCCATCTCTATACCAACTGAGAGTGACAGAACTAATAGGTGCTACAGCTTCAAATGCATCTATAGCATCACGATAATTGAAATCACATTCTATATCTACAGCCAATATATGTTCTTTGAATTGAGGGAATGGTGTAGTAAAGACAGACATCAACCAATCAAAAGCAGTCTTTGGCATCTTTCCCATATACTTTTCTATTTCTGGCATAACATAGATAGGATGTTTTTTAATAGCCTTCCAATCTACATCGAGTTTCATAGTCTCTAAATCATAGGGCATACCCATTGATAGATTGTTCTCATAACAATATACTTCGTGATATTTGACATGATTATTATATACAAATTTAGGGTCAATTAATTGGCTTAGACCATTACCTTCCTTAGTATTAGTAACATAATGAGGTTTTGTTACAATGACTTTAGTTAATTTGATTGGTTGTCTTGTTCGTGGATGTGTTAATTCTATCCTCTTACAATCAACTACTTTAGCACTGTTCCAAGTAGGTTTCCCATTTACCATTAGTGTGTATTTATCTGTTTGAACTTGAAAGATATTCATTATCTGTTTTTCTGTAAGAGTGGTATAAAAAAAAGGTAAGTGGTCTTCTTCATAGGGTTTTTCTATTATCTTTCCAGTTTCGTCATCAAAGAACCTAAGTATTTGACCACTTTTAGACTTCTCTTTTGGATACATGGTCGACATGAGCCATCTCATTTCTAATCTCCTCTTGTTTCTCAAACTTATCAAAGGTAATTCTTTTGAGTCTCCCATTCTCTAATACATAGAGATTGTTTGTATAATCAGAGATATACAGTCCTTCTACTTCTGTCTCCCTAACACTAACAAAGCTCATCACTATGCTCCTCTTTAGTTTGGGTTACATGACCGCATTTCATACATGTTATCTCTATAGTATAAGGGTCCTTCAGTCTTACTCTAAACTGTTTACTTCCACATTCTGTACATGGTTTTATTTCTGGTTTTGACATTCTTTTATTCTCCTTTTAGTTGTGTTTATAGATGCATCACTGATATCACAGACATAGTAATTACATCCAAGTTCTTCTGCTACAACAGCTGTTGTTCCACCACCACAAAATGGGTCGTATACAGTCACTGGTTCTATCCCAAATTTAGGATGTGATTTGATACACCATTCTGGTAATTGAGGGGGAAACTCGGCTGGATTGTAACGTCTGAGGTTCTGACCATATTTTAAAATAGGTATAACCCACACATCTCCTACGTCTTTATATGCTCTATCAAACTTATCTATCATACGTTGGATTGCTGGTTTATATCTTTTGTCTTTTAGATATTCTGGTGTGAGTTCTTCACCTATATTTGCTCTATTAATGAGTGTCTTTCCTTTACTAAATAGGAATATCTTCTCATAGTATCTTGAAAACGATTTATCTGTCCTCATAGCATTGGTATGTTGTTTGTTTGGCATCACCCAAATGATTTCTTGAACGAATTTCCAACTACTATTAGCCACTATTTCCCTTACGACAAAATTCATATCTTCCATACTTTGTAGGGGTGATTTTCTATCACCTTTTAAGTTCAAATACATCAAAGAAGGTTCGTTACAGATTTTGTCGGTGGGGTGTAGGCTATAGATTAATAGGTCCAACCAATGTTCTCTGGAAACATCATCTTTGTAACCAGTATATGGGACACCGATATTATAAGGAGGTGATGTTACTACGACATCAACTTTAGGATATCCATAATGTTCGGTGTATCCGTATACAAAGTTATGAAATGATATTGCATCGTATTGTTTAACAATCATTTTATTGGTCATATAAGTTACATTATGTTTGACCATATTTAAACCTTTTGAATGCTCGTGTATGGAAAGTGCTTCCAAAAATTTTTTGAAAAAACGAGAAGGCTGACCAGACCTTCTCCGAGAAACAAAGAACCCAAACAAGGAGCAACACAATGAGTTCAGAAATGTATCTATACGAGCATATAATATTCACAATACAAATATTTAAAGGTTTCTATCCTATTGACCAGTGTCTTTAATGAACATTAAGTCATCTAATCTATCATGTTTGACCAGAGAAATGCCAAAGTATTCGAGTAGGTCTTTGGCTACCATGATTTCTTGAATAAACTTTTTCGGTTCAGCAACACGTTCATTCCTATTCTTCTTAACTATGTTGTGTGCATTAGAAACAAGAAGATAATTATGTTTATCAAGATATTTGAGTAGTTTATTGAACCTATAGTCAACAAGATAACCAAATTTCTTCCATACCTTACCTATTACAAGCATCTCTTCTTTAGTAATTAATTTATTAGTCTTTGCAATATGAGGCATAGGAACATCATCATCCATCTTGATAGTCTTCATCACTTCATTATAACTCATACCCCAGTTATAAACAACACTGAAATCTTTAGCCATTGGGTCTTTGGCTCTACCTATTGTCTGATAGAATGTTTGATGAGCATTCATTATTTCTAATCTACCAGATAACTCTTCTATATCCATACCTACAAACATCCCTTGCTCTTGGTAGTAGTTTGCTAACCAAAGAGATGAGTTCTTTGGAGGATTAGGAGGACAGATAGTTACCATCACTCTTTCCTCTTTAGCTACACCTATCGTTTCGTCAGACCTATAGTAGGTTACTGCTACTTGAGGTATCTCTTCCTTCTTTTTTAAATCCCACATCATATTGAATGTAAAAATATTAGACACAATCAACAACACATTTTGAGTTCCATGTTGCTTACAAACATTCTTTATGAACTGTTTTAAATCTTCTAAGTCATCATACTTACCAGTAGCTTTGGTTTTTGACAATAGAGTTCTGATATTTATTACCTTGTTAGATGGAACAATTAATTGTTTATCACAAGTATTTCGTGGGTCTCCTACATTGAACCTTTCAAAGTCTAACCCAAATACATCAGAAGGTTTAGCTAAAGGCATGGTAGCATCAGTAACTATGATTTGTTTTCCTCTGTTATGCATTTCAGTAACAAATCCAGTAACTTTTCTTATCTTAGGAGAGGTAACAAAACAAGCATTAATTTTTTTATCAATTGTTGGTGTGTTCTGTAACCACCATACATCAGACTGCAATAACTGTAGCATCTTAATGATATTAGGTAGAGGTTCATTGGTTCTCTTAACGAAACTCGATATAACAGATAGATAAGCAAAGAAGTTATCTCTGAATTCTTCAAGTTCTTCTGGACCATTCTTAAGTAATACATTCTCTACCTTCTCACAATAAACTTTGTCTAATTCACCATCAAACTTTTTAGTCATAACAAACTTCTCATAATGAAGGCAAAACTTTTCTTTGATAAGTCTAAGCTTATCTATAGTTTTCATTTGATTGGTATTAAAGCTGACATGAGTATTAGGATTAGGAGGTCCATCAAGTCTATTGAATTCTTCATGAAGATTTTGTATAAAGTTTCTTGAATTGATTGTGGTCTTGTTGTCATTAGCATCATAATAACTCTCATCATATACAGTTATAGCAAGAGGAGATGATTGAACAAGATTAGATATCTCATCCATGAACACCACATCAAATGCATCAAAAATCATATTTAATAATGCTTTAGACTCTGGCTCATTATTTTTAGCAAGAGCAGACATTTTGTCATAGGTCATGAACAATACATCATAGTCATATATCCTCTGCATCACAGTTTGGTAGGCACAATACCCTTGTTTCTGTTGATACTGTTGATATTGACTATCATCTGATTTCCAGATAGGCATAGGAGTTCCATCCTCTTCTCGATGTGGAAACACAAAAGTCTCTCTATAATAAGGACACTCTACCTTTTGACCAGTCTCTTTTGTGACTATACAAGAAGGTTTAGTATGGAATGGCATATTCAACCACTCCACCTCTGGTGTAGGACCCCAGTTAGGTTCTTCTTTCTTCTTATTTTTAAGGTCAGTTATCTGAAACCTAAGTTTAAGGCAAGAGTTTTTGTTTGAGGAAAGAACAGCACCATTAATCCTCTCTCCATACTGCTCGTAAATTATTCTCATTGCACTGCTGAATACTTCTTCTGCTATCCTATTTGTAGGAACTAAGACCAACGTACGTTTCTTCATATAGGTTGCAACTCGTATCAAAGTTGTTGTTAGACCAGCACGAGTAGTTTTGATTGCCTCAAAATGTTTGTGTGGTTGTTGTAACATCTGTGATACTCTATGCGTTATAACATCGAAGTCTCTTTCTTCTTGTGCTTCTGTTAGAGCTTGGACTATAACTGGTGACGGTTTCTTCCTCAAACAATAACTCCTCCCACACTTGGGTGCATCCTTTGCTGGGTCACAGAAATAAAAATCACTATGAATGTCTTGCATCTTGGAACAAGACGGAGGTTTATCTGGCTCTTCTGGATTACCAAGATAAGCTCTTATACTTGTAAAGAGTTTGTTCTTATTTTGTGGTAGGTTATCTTCTTCATCATTAATTCTAAATCTAAAAAACATTGCCAAGTCGTCTGGAGAGTAGTTCTTATTATGAGAATAGTAATCATATTTCATTGATGCTAAGTATCTTAATAGCACCACGTTCTTATGATGACCCCCAGCATGTAGAGCATTATAAATACATGGTGGTGTCTTCTCTGGGTCATTACTTGAGATGAGTTTAAACATTTCATCTACTTTCTTCTCTTGTTTTTCATCCAGTAAATCATGTGGTTCTGGACATGTAATTTTATAGTAAATTAATGGCTTCTTGAATTCTTTGATTGTACCTACTCTCTGAACTTTTCTTGACAATTCTTCTATGTCTTCTGTATCCATACTTCTTGTAATATAATCAATGAATTGGAACGGAGGAACTACTATTGGTGCAACTTGTATGTTACCTAATTCTGTTTGTTTAATTGTTTCCTCTACATTATATGCACCATTTTGTTTAACAACTGGGACACAATAAAAGGTCTTATACCCAAACTTCTGGTATGCAGAATATGGCACCCTAAATATATGTCCTCCTCTCTTATATAACACTGTATCAATAATGATAAGGTATTCAACTGATTTATATGTAAACTTTTTACATATCCCTTGGTGGCGTTTAGACTTCTTTCCCTCTTTATTCTTAGGGTAATAAAGGCTAAAGCCTTCATTCTTCTTAAATAAGCCATTAACATTATCATCATCCCAGAGCACTGGTAGAAATACGAGTTTACTAACTGCTTTATTATATTTCTGTACTCTATACATTCCTTTACCAGAAACATAATCATAGAAACTGATATCTGGATGGTTTTTATCCCACTCTTCCCAAAATTTCATGACTGCTGTCAGTATCATCTTTCTTTGTTGTTCTTTGGTGTTTAGTTGCTTAGCATAAGGGGTAAGTATCTTCACATCTGTATCAATAACAAACATGGTATGGTCTTTACCTTCTATTGTTCTAAACAAAGGAGTTAAAGGATTAATAGCATTAAGGTCAAACTCAGTTTGCCACTTACCAATCTTTTCTCCTCCACCAGTAGCTCTTTCTGCTTTTGATATAGCATTAGCTCCTTTAACAAAGGGCTTGATAGCATTCCTCATCTTTAGAATTTTACTGTCTTCGGTCACGTGTTGGTCTCCACATGAATGGTAATTTAACTTAATTTTTTGTACCTTAAAAACATTTCTTATGAGTGTACCACGAATATTCGAAAGGTTTAAATACCATCAAGAAAATAGTAATTTACTAGCTTGAATTAGGATGCTTTCAATACTGAAAGTTAAGGAGGATTTCCTCCTTCCTCCTTTAAGTTATAGAAAACAAGTAAAAAAAGTAAGTGATTGAAATGGTTGATGAACTATTTTTAATGAAAAAACTGAAAGAAGTCGAATTTGAAGACTTTGATGTATCTGTGGATGATTATCTACAGAAGCAAACTGACCTTGATAAAATCAAGGAGTATTACAAAGACGATGCCAACATGGATGCTCAGCTTACTGAGGTAGCAAAGGAAATATTTGATGATAAGATATATCAGATTACTACAGTAAGAGGAGCTATCAATGCAGTGCTCGGAAAAGTAAGAGAACAAGTCTATGCCAAACTAAGCGAAAATGCTTTAGAGGAAAAGATTGAAGAAGGAGATTATATCATAGAAACTGGTACAATCTTAGGAGCTTATGATTTTCCAATCCGTAAGGATGATGGGTCTACCTTTACTAAGAACTTTATGGTTCTATCTACTGATGATGGGATAATAGAGATTACATGTATTGGTGATAAGATTGGTCCAAGAAAACGTGCTGTTCCTATACCCTTTATGAAAAGAGCATCTTATGTTATTAATCCTAAGAAATTCACCAGAGCTAATGGTGTTCAAGATGTGGATTATGCAGCGATGAGAGTAGGTGAGGTTAGTGATGAGTTTGATATCATAACTGAACACTTAGCAGCTGCTGAGAATACAGAAGGTGGTCTGTGGGATATTGATAGAATTGTTGATGAGTTCCCACCAGAAGGTCAACTCAAGAGAGGAGATTGGATTTGGTTTAAAGGGATAATCAGAAACATTGAACCTTTCCCAATATTTGAAGGAAGAGAGATGACTGGTCAATACCATCATTTAGTTACATATGATAAATATAATGAACCTACTTATGCTTTCAATTTATCTGCAAGAGGTAAGTTCTTTGATGATGAGGCTTTCTATCCTACTATAAGATTACAGCCAACTGAGATTGGATATACACAAGTAGAATGGGATGGTGTTGAAGAGTTAGTAACAGCATTAACAGAAGCTCAGAATGATATGGACCCTTCAGACCAATTCAAAACTCTTGATAACGAGATTACTGATAGAGTGTTTTATGCTCTTGTAAAAGTAGCAAAGATTGAACAACGTAAAGGTCAAAGCAGACAAGAAGGTAGAGAAGGAGAAACAGTAGATAGGTTCTTCATTAATCTAAATGCAGTATATGTCAGAATAACTGATGAGATTATTCCATGGAAACCTCAAACCAATGAGGAAGAAGAGGAAGAAGAAGAGAAACCAGCTAAAGCTCCAGCTAAGAAATCTCCTCCTAAAAAGAAACCAGCGACACCAGCTAAAGCAACAGCATGGAAAGCACAAGCAGTAAAGCAAATTACTGAATGGAGAAAAGCTATTCCAGATGCAGATTTTGAAACACTCGTAGACAACGATGCTTTCGATGATGATGTGTTCAAAGGCGTAGACGAAGCAGCCCTTAAAACTGTCTTTGAAGATTTAATAAAGGATGATTGAAATGTCAAGAAGAGCAAGAACAGTAAGTAATATAACTTTGAAGGATACTACAGCCAATAGTATCTATACTCCATATGTTAAAGGTATAGTGTATGGTGGAACTAACTTAGGCAAGACTTATTTGGTTCTTAACTCTTATTTCAATACTGAAAAGAAGAAGAAAGTATTATTCATTAATACTGACCAACCAGAGAACTTTCTCAAGAACTTTAATCATTTGACAGATGCACAAAAACTGCGAGTAGTACAACCACATGAAGAGATGAAGATAGGACATACATTAGATGATGTAAAGAATATCTCACCTCTCATCAAACAAATTTTAACTCCTCCTATCTCAAAAGAGATACATGATGGAACCATAGGTCTCATTGTTATTGATACTATTGATGTTATTCAAGAGGCATATGAGAACAATGCTATGGACAACGATTTTAGTGGTACTCCAGAAATGTTTGTTAAAGGAAGAGGTAGAGCACAGATGGAACGAGAGTTCCTCAAACCTCTTATCAAACTTCCATGTAACTTCATTGCTACTTCTGCATTTGACATTGTTTACAAAGAAGGTAAAGGTCCTCTAAAAGATATTGCTACTAAAGAAGTAGATGGTAAAGATATCCATATTCATAAGCCAAGACTTAACGCTAAGATGTGGAAACACTTTACAAATATCATGGAACTCAGAGACATTTACCAATTCGATGAGAAAAAGAGTCAGATTAATGGATACTTCATTAAATCAAAAAGAGACCAAGGGTTATATACCTATAATGTATTAAAAGGAGATAAAGAGTCTGGAAAAGGTCCAAGCTATGCTAAGTACATGGCTTATGACAGAGGACTCTAATCCTATTTTTTTTTCGGTGAGAGAAATGAGACTTGGAGAGTTAGATGAACATACACAGTACCAGATACTCAAGAGATACTTAGATGGACATGAACCAGAGTATGAAGGGAAACCAGTAGTAATACCAAACAGTATTACCGTAAGGTTTACTTGTTCTAACTATATGTGTGGTAAGTTAATCATGCCTTCCTATTATAAGTCTGACTTAGAAAACATACCTAATAGGATTATGTGTCCTCTTTGTGGTCAATGGGCAACCAGACATTATATGGGTGCTACTGTAGATTTACAGAAGGAAGTCAAGAGAACAGTGCAAAAGCGGATGATTGATTACCAATAAAAGAATTGGAGTCATATATAACAGAAAAGTTTTAATATTTACTAATAGTAGGTAAACACGATACATATGGTCGATTTAAGTAATGCTGATTTCTGGATACAAGTAGGATTTTACGTAGCAGCTATTAGTGCTGGTATATTCTATTACTTCAGAGCAAAGAAAAAAGGAGAGGCAGCTCCTCCTCAATTGATGCAACTATTTCAAAGCCAAACATCCATGTTAATGGAATGGTTCTTTAAAGCAGTTGCAGATGGTGTTATAACAAAAGAAGAAGCTCAAGAGCTAAAGGCAAAGTTCACAGCTAATCTGGATGATACTTTGGAAACTATTTTAAGGTTTTATTTACCCACGGAAGACGTGATTATAGAACCAGAACCAGTTCCAGTTCCAGAACCAGTAGTGGTTGAAGAACCAGTGGTTGAAGAACCAGAAGTAATTGATGAAATTGCTTCAGAAGAACCTCCAGTTGAAGAACCAGTAGAAGACACACCAGAATAATTAGATTAATCTATCTTTACCTCTTTTTCCTCTTTCCATTTTTTTAGGAAAGTTAGTATTTAGTTCAAGCCAGTATTTGTTTCTGTCTTCAGAGGTAACTTTCTTTCTGTTCTTTTTCTTGATTATCATAGGTAATACCCAAAAACCAGTGAGACCTAATGTCACTGCGATGAGTAGAATAGCAAGAGGGTTGTTGATAATCCATGCAATGATACCGCTGTCATAGTTAAGTAATGATAAAGCAGTAATTAAAATAGATGAGATGTAACCACCAGCAAGTATCCCTTTCTTACCAGAACTGAGAGAACCTTTGAAAGTTTCCACTACACTGGAACTTTTTTCTGCTACTCTCATAATAAGCATAGTTTGTTGTTCAATCATACTTTCTAAATCAACAGTCCTTTGAGCAAGTTGAGCAACAGATGTTTCAAGAGTATATATTCTTGCTCTCATAATATTAACAGAGACCTTATCTACATGTGCTTCGATTGATGATAGTAAGGTAGGTAGATTGATTGCTTTCTTGGAGAAATGAGCCTTAACTCCTTCAGCCATCTGTTCTATTTCTTGATGACCAGAGATAGTTATAATGTTAGCATCTGGGTCCATCTCTAAGATTTTTTCAGTTGCTTCTTCTCCACCCATGGTTGGCATAACTAAATCCATGAGTACTAAGTCTGGCATATTTCTCCTATATACCTTTACAGCATCCTCTCCACTGAACACTTGGATGATATCATATCTATCTTTGAGTTTATCTCTAAGTCCATTAGAGTATATCTCATTATCATCCACAATCATAATAGTACTCTTGTATTCCATAGACCTCTATGTTTTATTAGCAAGATGATTATAAAAACTATTAGGTGTTTAGAACAACTGTTGATAATTCATTAATCAAATCAATTAGTTCTATACTAACTTCATGAGGTCCATAAAGTATCTTATCACAGACAGCACATTCTCTGCTATAGATAATAATATTCTCATTATCTGTAGGTTTAAAGCAAGTCTTAGGAATATGCTTCCCAAACCGACATCTCATCTTCATCCAAAATTGTGTAACTTTCATCTTTCATCACTGGTATTTCTAATTCGCCCATAAGATACTCTCCACACTCAAGTATATGTTCACACACTGCACATATTCCTCCAGTCAATCCTACATGACCAGAACGAGTGTTTATTGGAAGCGGTCTTGGGTCACGAAATTTTTTCTGTGCTTTCCTAAAGTCGTTTACATTTACACTGTACCACTTTGCTTTATATTTTGATGCACCTAACAACACACACAGAACTTGAGGTTTTCCGTCCTCTATATAATAAGGATATTTTTCTAAGAACCCTTGCTTAGCTAACTCAGCATAATACTCACTCTCTACGAGTAGAGGATTGTAGTATCCAGATAACTGTAGATAATGTGATGGAATAACAGTAGAACCACTCTTCCAATCTATGATTAATAATCTCCATCCATGCTCTGTCTTATACAAAGCAAGTAGGTCTATGGTACCAGCTAAACTATTATATGGGTCCACCTTACCATTAGGTAGTTTTTTTATGTTTCTTATTTTCTTTTCGACAGCTATAATTCTGATATAGTCTTTATACTCATTCCAAAATTGTAGGAAGTTGTTGAATGCTTTCTCTATCTTATCCAAGAATATCCTATACCTTTCTGGCTTCTTTATCAGAGCCTTTATCTGTGCTTGGTCTGCTTTACTTAGAACCAACGTCTGAGCTGGTATTCCTATCAGTTCTCTTAGAAATGTTTCTATCCTATCATGGACTATTGTCCCAGCAACAGCAGCAAGATTGTATCTAACTATAGGATTAGAATGTATCCCCTCCCACTCATCTCTCTCTTTTTTATTAACTGGGTTAAGCCAAGCTGTCATCTCACATTGTAAAGCAGATGCTACCTCTGTTACTCTTGGTATTAAGTCATCTTTGTCGTATAGATATGGCATCTTAATCTTTCCTCAAGTTTTGAAGATTGCTTAAGCTGTTAATCCTTTTCTGTGCTTTCAATGCAACATCAGTATAACCTTTTTTCTCTGCATCTTTCATCATGATAGATAACATCTTCAAGTCAGAACAACTCTTAATCTCTTCTTCCATATTTTTCTTCTCTTCTTCAATTATCTTAACATTATCCTCAGTAGGCTTATCATCTTCAATATAAGAAGTAGAAGGGATTTCAGATGCTGTTTCTTTTTCCTTCATTCCTAAAGCCTTAAGGATATCAGTAGGATTAGCATAACTTTGTACTGGAGGAGTAGGAGCATTTAACTCTTCAAGTGTCATAGAAGGTGGTTCTGGTATTGGAGTTTGTGATGAGATTGCTTCTTGTAGTAATCTTTGATGTTCTTCTTCTTCTTTAGCCATCTCTTCATTATAATACATATCATATCGAGCCATATAGATAGGGTTATGAACACACTGATATTGACCACACCATCCATGAGGTTTGGCTTTACCAGTGGCACTATCAATCATTCTAATATAACGGTCACATTTTTTAGATTTTATCTGACCTACATAATAATTACATTCCATAGGAGTGTATTGTATTTAAATCTTTTAAACCTTTCTATAATAAAAAGTAATCGAGAGAATGTTACTCTGTGAGTTTGTGGCACCATTCTCTAAATTTGTTTTCTATCCTATCCCAGATGCTTTGGATAAACGTTTCTATGGAAGTAGCACTTATCTCATCATCAACCAGTTTCTTAGTGACTTCTTTCAAGAATATCATCTGGTCATTGATGAAACAATCAAACTCTGCTTTCATTCTCCAAAACTCTAAACCAGTCATAATCTTTCTGACTGAGCCATCGGATTTGATACCATATTTGCTTTCTTTACCGTCTTTTATGATGACTTTTTCTATCATCTCTTTATCGAATATCTTAGGCATCTCTTCTTCTCCACCAACTGAATAGTCATCATGATAATACTTCTCAGCATCATCGTAGCATTTGATTTTGTTCATGGTATCATCGTAGCTCTTTGTTTTTATAGCACTAAGGTCTCCAGCAGAGGATTGAAAATGGTCTGCTATTGACTCTATCTCCAGTGTTCTGTCTCTTTCTGGTATATCAAAAGCCTCATCATGACATAGAGATGTGTATCTCTGCTTCATACGATAATCATAGTCATCGAACAACGCACTTTTTATATCTCCAGATACATAGGCTATGAACTTCTTATCACTATCATCTTCCTTTTCTATGATGAATAATTTATCAGTTATCTCGTCTCTAAAGAGAGGGGGATAGTAACCATCACGATATTTTATATCAATGTTGTTGTCAAGCCAACCCATAAGAGTTATGTCTTTTGATACTAACTCTTTATTCACAGATGAAATAGTTATTCTATTCATCTTTTTACCTTCACAAATCCACCACAGTTTTTCTATTAGTTCTCTGTCTTCAGTCATCGTAAGTCACTGCTCCTTGATGTTCCATTGACACACGGAATTTGATATAATTATTATCAAGCATTTTAACTTCTGCTTCTATTTCTATGGCTTTATTATGTTCTATTATGATATCATATCTATCTCCAAGTTCTTCTTTAAATTTACATCTACCTAATACAGCAACTCTTACCAACTCATTACCTAATGAGATAGGGTCTATACTATCTGTTAAATCAAAATACATCTGGAAATACATATAATATTCCATAGCACCTTTTCTCAGTTTATTGTTTTCATCATGCACATTATTCTGCATTCTTAATCTCCTCTATTATTTCTTCTAATATTCCATCTTCTACTTCATAATGGAAGGCAATTCGATTGATTAATTTAACAAAGAACTCATCCTTTGGATACCGTCCAACGTCATAAAACCATTCTTCTTCATATCTATCTCCTCTAAATATATCATTTAGAACTGCTTTTGTTAATGGATGAAATGATTTATCATTATTATAATCATAATATCCATCTCTAAATTTGTCTTTTTTACTCATTGAAATTCACCTCTTCTATTATTTCTAATTCTGGTATTCGTTCTAAGAAGGTTCCGTCCAGAATTACATCGAACCCTTCTGCTCTCCAAGCTTTCACTCGTTCTACAGAGTGCTCCCATAAATATTCACAGTTGTTTGCGTAGTCTATGAATATAGCATTATTCTTATCAGCAGATGTTCTGATTAAACGACCCAATGTCTGGATGCTTCTGGTCTTACTCTTCCATGTACCAGCCAATACCATTGCACCTAAGTTAGGAAAGTCAAACCCTTCTCCTACTAATTGGACCGTGCATATCATGATATCTATCTCATCAGTATTCATCCACTTATCAAACATCTCTTCTCTGTCTGGATGGTTAGCATCTACACCTACAGCTCTACCCATAGTTTCTTCATCTAAGCTCATCATGGCTTCCAGCATTTTGATATGTTTTACCCTATCAGTAAGCACTAAAACTTTCTTACCTTTTAACATCCATTTGGCAGCTTCTGTTACTATGAGTGAGTTTCTATGGTCATTATAAACAATATAGTCTTCTACTATCTCATTATACTTCTTGTTTCTTGGATAAGACCTCTGTCCTACTGGTCTAAATATCACTGTTGCTTCGGTTGCTCTACCCATCTCTACCAAGTCTTTCTGTGTTATTTTTCCTACTACTGGACCAAGATATCCAAGATAGATTATGTCAGTATTATCAGACCTCATATTTACTGTTCCAGATAGACCTATTCTATAGTATGCATTAACAGCATCTAATATCTCTCTGGACTGCTTTGTTGAGGCATGATGACATTCATCATAGATGACAGTACCCACATCTCTCAAAAACAGTCTACAAAGCTCATACTCCTCTTGTTTTTTAGAATTAGTCTTATAGTATATGTTATGGGTATAACTTCTCGTAGCGACCATAAAAACAGCCTTATTTTTGATTTGGTAAACCCTTGGCATATCAGTTTCTTGCATATCAAAATGGTTCTTCATTCTGGCAACCCATTGTTTTTCTAAGGTGGCGTTAGGCACGACAATAAGAGTTTTAGTTTTGAATAAATTAATCAGAAACATGGCAAGTTCTGTCTTACCTCCACCAGTACCAACATCTACTATACAACGACCATCATACTCAATGATTTCATCAACTACAGCATCTTGAAAATCAAAGAGGTTAATATCATTATATGTTTCTATTTCTTCATACTCTATTGGTGTTATAAAGTTGCCTTCAACCTCACTATCTGGATATAGACCTAAGACCAGATACCATAATCCAGCTGGAAAAGTCAGTCTCCACTTATCAAGCAGATGAATTCTTCCATCCCAATCAAGCCACTCTCTTTTCTTATCAAGTAAATCGAGTTCTTCTTTTCTGGTCTTGGCTCTTGACATCTTATGAGTAATCTCACTAAGTCTGTAATCTCTTACCCTTTCTTTTTCTGGATGCTCGTATGACATAACAGAACGTAGTCTTGATATCTGTTCTTTTGTAGCATCTCTCAATTCTGCATGTATGTTACCTATTATTATTTTCAATGTTATAACCTCTCTTTTTCATCTCATCTACTATGTTTTTAGTTGTAGCCATCCTAATATATTTAGGAGTAGGTAATCTTGGTATTGTTTCTTCTTGTGGTGTTGGTATTATTGGCAACTCCTTTATCTCTATACAGAAATCTGCTTTTTCGATAAATTCTGGATGGTCTTCTACATCATGTAAAATCGGATAAATAACATCACCGTTCCAACCACATCTACAAGAGATATGATTATATAAATCAAATTCAACACCAAGTAATACTTCATGGTTACATCTTGGACACATAATATGTTGACAATCATATTCTGTAATTATTTCCATTATCATTTCAATCTCTCCTTATCTCAATTCTTGCTTCACCATCATCGCCTACTACTAATTGCATATGCTGGAAGTGTATTATTCTATCTCTATACTCTTCATTCCCTCTTGGGTCAATAGGACTAACTATAACTTCTATACCTTTTTCATTTTCTAATATAACAGTATAACATTTACCATGAACCATTAACATCTGGTCTTCTGCTACTCTGGTTTTTGTAGTTATTGTTCTAATCTGGTCTGCAACTATATCAGTAGGTTTGGATATCTCTTCCAACTCTTTTTCTATCTTCATAAGTTCTAATCGCTTGTTTTCTTTTGCATCTTGAATTTTTATTAATAGTAAATCTCTGTCTTCTCGCTTTTCTGGTATAGGTATTGTCTTGATATATTCTAACAGTTCTTCATCTGACATTCTTTCTATTTCATTTCTTTTCTTCTCGTTGTACATTTAACCAATCTTCCTTATCTAAAAACACATATTGGTGTTGTGATAAATCTCGTCCTCCTTCTACTGGACGTTGCTTTTCTATGACTAACAATGTGAGGAAATCTCCATCTTGTATATCATATAGTTTTCTTACGGTCTTTGGTATTGTAACCCTACCGTTCTTCTGGACTTCTACCAGTATCTCTCTGTTTTTTAAACTCATAGTATTGCCTCCTCTATTCTTCTTACAAAGTTAAAATTACAAGTAAATTCTGTTATGAACTTATCTTCTGGTAAGTTAGATTTGATTACTCCTACTTCTTTTTTACCAAGTTTCTTAGGTTCAGTAGGAACAAAACTGGTGTTCATAAATACTGTCTTACCAAAATCATAGTATCCATTGTATAAGTCTTCAATATAATTGTTAAGTCTGATACTCTTTTCTCTGTCTTTCTTCATAAGTTCTGGTGTAGCAAATATCACTAACCTTACATTGTCCTCTTTAATGAGTGTATCTATAACTTTATCTCCGTTAGGATAGACATTATCTAATATGATTGTCATCATAGTTTCTTGACCTAATACATCTCTGGCTATGAAATATCTTTTCAGATAGTCTTCTTGAGAGGCTACAAATCCTCTATATCCTTTGAAAGCATTAGGTAACAGCTTGGACCAATGACTCAAATGATAATACAATATTTTCTTGGCTGCTTTTTTATCTCGTCCTATAATTAAGGTAGGCTCACCAGATTTTATTGATGCTAAGGTTGCTGTTGTTGTTTTACCAGTTAATCTTCCCCATAGATTTATATATAAACCATATTTATTAATGTCTTCTATCAATCCTTTTTGGTATTTGTAAAGGACTATATTATCTGGTTTATATCCATCTACAAAGAACATGGTCATTGGTCTTCCTCTTTTACTCACACTAACACTATATGATTTTACTAACTTTCTATTCATCAGATGATTAAGATGGTCATACAGTGTTGTTCGTGGTATCTCGATATAATTTAACAGTTCATCTCTATATGATGCTCCTTTCAGCTTTAAAAGATTGTAAATCGTATTACAAACTGGACAGTCTGTTAAATCATCTAACTCATTATGATAAATCAACTTCTTCATTCTATTCAATACGTTAAAAAGGGTAATATATAAAAGTTTCGATAAAAATAGTTAGAAGCCTAATCATCTTCATTTTCTATTTCTTCTCTAATCTTAGCCAGATGTATTGAAAACGAGTCTTCATTAGATTTGGCAACTGTTTTACTTCTACGTTCTTTAGGTGTAGCGAGTAATTCTTTTTGAACACGAAGATATTCTTTAGTATAATCAGAAATAGTTTTATGATTGGATTTTAATAGTTGTACTGCTTCTTTAACCCCTTGGAATTCTGAACGTTCATCAAAGATAGCAAGTTTGGACGCACTTCTCCAAGCACCTTTGAGCTGGATAAACCCTAACATGATTAACATTTTATCTTTAGGATTACCCCCTTGAGCCATAATCTCTTTAAGATGTTCTCTGAAAAGATTACGTTCTATCTGGCAGTTACCATGCTCTTGATATACTTTACACCCATGCTGGGCAAATATACAGTTATCGCAACGAGTATAAGTATACTCAATAAAATCTTCTGTTTCAAGTAGTATAATTTTTTCATCTGCATCTACAACAGCTGAAGGCATGTTAATAAAGTCTTCGTTTTCTAAATCTGTCATAGGGTTAGGCAAATCTTCACTCATGAGTTATATTACAAGAAAGTATATATAAAGGTAGTCACTCTCATATAATCATGGACAGCGATGATATCATACATAAGATTGCCAGAGGGATGGTAGAAAATCCAGTATTATTCATCGAGCAGACCATGGGAAGAACACCTTACTATTATCAAGAAGAGTTGCTTAGAAGTGAGGATAGGTTCTTAGTAGCATGTTGGGCAAGACAGACTGGTAAGAGTTGGATAGTTAGACAGAAGGCTATCTATGAAGCTTTTACTAAACCAGACCAATTGATTATTATTATCTCAGCAACAGAAAGACAAGCACTACATTTCTATCGTTTGATGATGCAAGAGATAGAGAGTTCTGATTTGTTGGTTAATGAGATAGCAAGATTTACTAAGACCATGGCAGTTCTAAAAAACGGTAGTCAGATTATCTGTCTGGCACCAAGTGAGAAATCTGTCAGAGGTTACTCAGCAGATATGGTTATCTTAGATGAAGCAGATTTTATACCAAGAGAAGTAATCGTTGCTGTAGAACAGACCATAGTAGCAAGAAGAGGAAAGATGATAATGATATCTACCCCATCACCAGAAGGTGTGGGAGGATTATTCTATCAATACTTTAATGATGCTATGGAAGCACATAAGAGAGGAGAAGAATTTGGAAGTGCTGGATATAAAGCATTTCATTATGATTACACAGTAGGCTTACAAGTCACTCGTAAAGAAGGTAAGCATTGGGTTACTCAGTTGGACCCAGAAATGGTTAGAAGAAAACAACAGACCATGGCTGAGTGGGAGTGGAAGAGAGAATACATGGCTACATGGGCTGATGATGTAGGAACGTATTACAACAGATTACATATAGAAGCATGTACCAATCCAGATTATAAGATGGTCTATAGACAGTTAGAGAAAGGAGTTAAAGAATATGTTGGAGAATTCCCAGACCAATTTGGTGGAGTGACTTTCGCTGGGATGGATTTTGCTAAGCAAATAGACAACACTGTCTTATGTATTATTAGAATGGTCTCTGATGGTAAATATAAGATAGTTTATTTCTTAGAAATGAATGGAACAGACTATGCTAAGCAAGGTGCATATATCATAGCAGCAATAACAAAATACAGAGTAGAAAAAGCATGGGCTGATAGAACTGGTGTAGGAGAAGCTTTTGTTGATTACCTTAATAGGATTACCAGAAATTCTAACGCTTCATTATATCTTCAACAAATTGAACCAGTATATTTAACTAACATGAAGAAACAAGAAATATTTGGTAATTCTTTTCCTTATGTAGCACAACAATTAGTAGAGTTTCCAGTCCATAAACAATTCAAACAAGAGATGATACATCTTAAGAGAGAAGTAACTCCAGAAGGGAACTTGAAGATAGTAGGACCAGAAGAGATGAGTGATGTCAATGATGATTACCCAATGGCTTTTGCTCTGGCTATGATGTGTGAATATAATCCTAACTATGGACCAGCCTTTGTACAAAATACTCCTTCTTATGCTGATAGTCCTATTCATAAAGAAAGACAACGAGATGCTTTTAGTGAAAAACAGATACCAGCTTATAGAGATGATGATGACTTATCTATGTTCTATAATCCAGATAAATTAAATACTACCTTTGGTTTTTCTTTCAATAGAGGTAGTGCAAGAGGTAGAAAAAGAAGGAAAGATTTATTATAATCTTACCAATCGTAATTTTCTGTTATAGAATACAGAGCTATTGATGAGGTATTTCCTACATTGACTGTATTAGCTTCTATTTTGACCCTATATTGTCTTGTAGAACTAACTACTGGAGTAACTGCAACTTCTAATGTCCAGTATTCTGTTAACGTTTCATCAGCATCACAAGCTTCACAATTATGAGTGTCAGAACCACAAGAAGTCCAAGAACCTAAAGTAGGACTGCTATCTCTGTATTGTAAAGTCATAGTAATGCTTTGACTTCCTAACCAAGTTTCAGTTAATTCATTATACCAACCAATAGTAATACATTTCCCTCTTAAATCGAGTTGACTACAACCTTCAGATATATTTATAGGTAAATAAATTATATTCTCATGAGTTCCTTGAGACCAACTTTCAGCTAAATGATTATGATATGTAGCATCATCCCAATCAAAATTAGCAGTATCTCCAGTCGCATTAAGATAATTCTCAAATGTATGAGTTCTCTTTCTTGTTTCAGTAACTGTCAAATCATTGACTGTAACATCTTTAAGATTAGCATCCCCAGCGTTATCTACATAATAGGTTGTACCACCAGCAAAATTGACTTGACCAGTTACACTGAGAGCACCAGTAACATCAAGCGTTTCTGCTACAGTACCACTACCAGTTATATCTACATCATGAACTGTAGTTTTTCCAGTAACATCTAAAGTCTCAGTAACAGTTCCGCTACCTCCTATGACTAAATCATCTACTGTAGTTAATCCAGTTACATCGAGAGTTTCTGCAATAGTACCAGACCCACCTATTACAATATCATCCACTGTGGTTAATCCAGTGATGTCTAAAGTCTCTGCTATTGTACCGCTACCACCAATAACTAAATCATCAACGGTTGTAAGACCAGTTACATCTAACGTCTCTGCTATGGTTCCACTTCCTCCAACAACTAAATCATCTATAGTTCCAATTTTGGTTACGGTTAAATTGTCTGGAACAGTAATAGTTCCAGATGTCATTGTTAAAAGGACTTTCCCTTTATAATCTTTAACTCTCATAGACTCTTCGTTTAATGATATCCATTCATTAGCTCTAACTTCTGGATAATCATCACTATGAAGATTAGTTACAGCAGATACGCCACTGGCTGCATCTCTGGTTATTAACGCTATTGGTAATACATTATCTGGTATTTCAGCATCAGAACCACTCTCCCAAACATAAAATACTTCTCCACTTTCATCTCTGATATTACCAACACTGTCGGTAATACTATCAGCAGCTTCATTAACGTAAATACCTACTATTCTCTCACCAGCTACTGTTGTTTCTTGATATAAATCTGTAACAAGAATATTAGTTGTTCCACTTGTGAACCACCATCTCCCATTTACTAAAGCTGCACCAGATGATATATCGAAAGAAGTTCCAGCACCACTGCTGATACCAAGACCCCATCTAACTCTTGATTGTGGACCTAAATCTAACATATCTTCTATAGTTCTTTGAGCATTGGTAAGTATAGACCTTTCATTTCCAGAAGCATTCCACTGCATATCTTCTATTACTATACCTCCACCGTCTTGAACATTTGATTGAGTTATATGTCTTTTACTAATTGATTCTTTTGCCATTTTATCTCACTTCTACTTTTATTCTAAATTTAATGCCTAAAGGCTTTACTAAGTTTACTACTTGTCTAAGTAATAATCTTTTTTCTGTTTGGTTCCAGTATTCGTATCCACGAGTGTCTGTAATATCATACGTTCCACTGATTAAATATATTGTTATATCAAACGCTTCTGCATCAGAATTTGTAGACCAATAACTGTAATGAACTGTTTCATCTCTGGGACCACTTGCTATGGTACTCCATAAAGACACACCAGCATCATTATAATAATATATCGTTCCATCTTGAGATGGGTCTTCGATACGGATGTTTGTGGTAGTTTGCCAAGTTTCACTTTGGAAGGCACCACTACCTATGTAATGATAAATTGCTCGTTTAATACTGTCTTCATTTCCTCCTCCTTCAAACTCAGACCAATATTTTTCTGCTCTTGTAGATAAGTTTGTAGTTGTTTCTTGAGGGAATTTAGTCATACCCCAATACAATATGTTATCTTCAAGAGGTTGCCCAACAGCATTGATAAGTTCTCTATCTTCATCTCTGATATCATGATAATTCTTCAATGTATCATAAACTTGCATGATTGCTAAGAATAATCTGTGAGCATTACTATCATCATCTTTGAAAAAAGCAGACGGATAATATTGATACGGACCACTGCCAATCAGTTCTCCAAATGTTTTTTCATATGCTGTTGTCATTTATATCATTCCTTTGCTGAGTTAGTAAATACAATATCATATAATATTGCTACTTCTGACTTATAAATCACGTTATCAATTGTAGCATTATTAGTTCCACTTATAGGCATCATCACTGAAAATTTAGCATGGTTAGTGTTAAGAGCCCAAGCTGCTGGACCAGCTTCTTCATCCCATACCATTGCGTATTCTCCAGTCCATGGAACATTACCATCTGTATCAGTACCTACATAAGTATTAGAACCGCTGAAAGCCGAACCAGATATCACTACCCAATGTTTGGCTGTTGGGTCTGCTAATGTTAATCTACTTGCAAGTTCTACATAGATGTTTTGAGCTGTAGTTGTAGTTAAAGTATGACTTCCGCTTTCTAAAGCACTTCCAGAAGGACCAGCATCTGTTCCAGAAAATATATAAACATCAAGAGCATCACCAGTTGTTCCGCTGACATTAAGTAAAACTGCATCAATGTCTGTATAATCATAGTTCTCATAATTGAAGATAAGAGTATCTGTTCCACTTGTAAGATATGGGTCAGCAGAACCAGAACTTCCAGAAGTAATTGTAATAGTTGTCCCATCATGAGTTGAATAAAAGTCTTGAGCATATAATGGGTCTCTAATCCATACACCATCATTGTCTTGTTTAGCACGAAAAACTGTTGGTGTAGCTCTTGATACTTGAGATATTTGTGTTCCACTCATAGTAACTGCACCAGCACCAGAATAAGTAAAAATATCTTTATAAGATTTAGTTCCCATTTGGAATTGGTGTGCATATGAAGCAGTTCCACTTGTTTGTAAATCTATGCTATAAGTTAAACCATATGGTGTGTAAGAATAGGTAGAAATATCAAAATCATCAATATCTAAAGCATAGACACCATTAATTCCCATTCCTTCTTCTATGATTTGTGAATAAACTACATCCTCTCCAACTTTAAGAGTATCGATATAATCATCTATAGCATTCTCTACAGATGTATTTAGGGTTGTTCTATTAGCCCACCAATCACTATCTGGTGTTAAATCTATTTCTAAATAGACCCATTTTAACATAGGTTGGTAAATTTGATATCTTGTTCCTACTGGTCTTTTCGATGATACCGTATCTTCTACAGTATCAATCAACGCACTATTGGTTATAAGTTTGCTATCTCCTACAACAAACACATGAATTTGATTAGCAGCGATATAAGGTTTGTTTTCTAAATCATAGACTTTACAATCAGAAATTCCATCTATATCTTCTACTGCTGCTTCTATTGCACTGTAAGTTGCAGACCCTTGTTTCTTTGAGGCTCTATATATTCTTGTTCTCAGCTGCTCATCAGTTTCTTGGTCTGCACCATTATTAAATAGATTTGTTGAACCTAAATGAGTTGATGGATTACTGCAAGTTAAATCAGATACTTGTGTAGCTAATGATGTGTCTGTCCAAATTCTATTTATAGTTGTTGGAGCAACATTATATGATTTACCAGTTGCTACTGCTCTAACTTCTACTGCTTCTGTTGCACCACTTGCTATATCTACTTCTACTAAAGGTTCATAGACTAATGACCTATCTGCTATAGAACATCTATATGAAGTAGTTACTGTAGTATCACTACCAGAATTAGTAACATATACATATCCAGTAGATTTGGTTGCAGCAGTTCTGGTTAATCCCCATGGATAAGCCAGTTCATCTAAAGCATCTCCAGTTGCTGTTCTAACAAAACTGTTCTTGAAAATAGTATAATTATTACTATCTAATTCATGAAGATAACTTGCTATTGCTTCTACTAATGATGTGACAACGGTTCCGTCTGAAAAATTATTTAAGCTTGATTGAACAGTGCTATCATAAACTTTGTATGTTACCTTAAATATAGAACCATCTTTAGGTCTATAACCAGAAGCATTGTTCCATTTTATAGCATTAAATACATAATCCCCATCATAAACTGAAGTATCTTGATTGATTGTTTGTTCAGTTCCAGACCAATACATATAATAATTAATTGTTGGTTCATCATTTTCTACAGCTCCACTCATTGCTGCTGAACCTTCTGCTATTTGTCCTCTACTACCTTCTGTCCAAGCAGAAATACCATTAAATGTTCCAGTTGGAGGAACCCAATTTCCATCTTCATCTGTTCCTTCAACAGAAATAATTTCAACAACATTAGGTGTGGTAGTAGTTGAACCACTAAGAACATAAGTAGCAGTATTCTGGTCAAAGGTATATTGCTCTCTTTCTATCCTAACTATACCATCTCTCATCTGTTCAATAATCTGATTTTTTATTTCTGTAGTAGTTTTAGTTTCATAACTCATACTGTCAACCCCATAGTTATTTTTCCACCGTTTGTGGTTTTAATATAAACATCAAAATAAACTATCCCATTACTCTTTAAAGTTGCTGATGAAAAATCTATTCCAACTATAAGGTCTCCAAAGAATTTGTAGATAGAAGTAATGACTTCAGACTTGATAATTTCTATGAAGTCATCATCTGGAACTGGGTTCATTATTAAGAACTTGAACGCAGAACCAAACTCTGGATGAAAAGGAAGTTCTCCCCTTCCTTTATTATAATCATAAACAGTTAATAACAAAAACAACGAGCCATTGGATACTAATTCAGTTAATCCATTGGTAAGTTTGAAATCTCCTCCATCACTTACAACAAAGTCTAAATAGCCATCTGAGCAACCTAATTTCATATCTCTGCCAAAGATAATATTCTCTTGAGCTGTAGTAAGAGTGTTTATTTTAAAGGACATCTGTTATGGTAATTATATAAAGCAATATAATAACTTTATGCTTCTAAGGAACAACCTCTTCATAATTATACATGACATTCAAATATCCTAAACCAGCAGATATACTAAACCCAGATACTTCATCATATCTGTTAATAATATGGTCTAATTGGTTATCTGTATATGTACCATCTATCCTTAAGAGAATAACATCTGTTCCGCTGGGATATGCTTTCCCATCAACCCCTTGGGTTGCAGCTAAATCGTTAATATAATCAACTATTTCTTGTAAAGTTGCCATGATAAAAAAGTAGAAAGAGGGATATAAGAACTTTATGCTTAGAGGATATCCAAGTATCTCTTCCATTTTTTCTTGACGACTGGTTGAGATGTATAATCTAACTTAGTCTCTCTGTCTGTTATGAATACTATGTCTGATAATAAATCACCAACAAACTCTAACTCCATATCACATTCCCCACAATCACAAGCAAAGGTATAATGAAGGTCTCCTCTTGCTTCTGGACCTCTTAACTTTCCAGTCCATTCTTCTGGGTCATATTTAACAGATTTCATATTGAGTTCTTTTTCGTTGCTACCTACTATTCGTATTCCAGTTCTTAAGTTTCCCACAAATTCAAGATATCTACCACAACCACACTTACACATACAGTAATAGCTTCTATCTTCTGGTATAATTTCAACTTCTTCTGACATGAATAAAAAAAGGAAGGGAAGATATTTAAACCTTTTGACACTATGAACCAGATAATGTTTCGTCATAGAGATAGTAGATTACAATTGGTCCATCACCTTCATAGAGAGTGAAAGTGGTTATCTCATCTGGATAATGATTGATAAGGTGTTCAAGACCAGTTTTATTATATTGACCAATAAATCTAATCTTAACATTCTCATCATCTGGTGTCCAAACCATAGCCTCTATCTTATCATTATTATCTATCAAATTCTGAACATAATCAACGATATCTCCTATAGTGTTACTACCAGAAGTATAAGGATAAATCAAGTCTAACCATCCCCTAATACTTTGAACAGCATAACTATATATCTCTGAGTATTGGTTGATAAGCCAATCTAATTGACCTTTACTATAACTTCCTTTAGAAGTAATTCTGATATTACTACCAGTCCATAGTCCTATGGCTTCTAAATCTTGAGCCTTTATCAAGTTTTGAACAGTTGTTTCTATTTCGCCTAATGTTGCCATTTAATCACCTAACTATAATAATATTCACACAACGGAGCTTTACAGTCTAAATCGTTTGCATTGGTACAGATGAAATCCAATCTAAGATGTACCCAATCATAAGCACTAACGTCTGTAGTTGTCCAACCTATATCTGTTCTAAGACTGTATTCTATACCAGTATTGTAATTATTCAATGCTGTTTGACTGTCTAACAGAGTACTGGTTCTACCACTATGAGCGTAGACATATACTCGGTCCCATTCATCACCATTATCAGCATCAAGAAGATTGACTAAGAAATCGTATATCTGTAATTCTAAAGTTCCTTCTCCTCTAACAGTTGGTAGAGGCACTACGCCTACAGCTATAAAGTCTTGAGCACCTACGTTAGATATAGTCATAGCTGAAGAGTTCCATCTCCAATCATCATAATATCCAGCTGCTGTATTACCATTCATCATGATAGGTATCTTATGTCTGTCAGTAGATTTGGAAGACCAACCTATGACTTTAGATGCTCCTCTACTAATAGACCCATCACTTGTAGATAAGTTTCCTTCTATCCACAATTCATCTATCGCTGCACCAGAAGCACCTATACTGTAACTATCATCAGTATCTACGAGAATATCTCCACCTATGGTTGTTGTGCCTCCTATGGTGACGTTTCCAGTGACATCTAAAGTCTCACCTATAGTTCCAGACCCACCTACAACTAAGTCATCCACGGTAGCCTCACCATCAACAACTAAGGTTCCAAAACCTCCTTCTCCAGTAACTTCTAAGTCTTCTGTTACAGAAGCAGAAGTACCAACAGACAAACCAGCGGCTGTAGAAATATTTCCAGTCACATCCAGTGTTTCAGCCACAGTTCCAGAACCACCAATGACCAAATCATCCACCGTAGTTAAACCAGTTACATCTAAGGTTTCAGCAATGGTACCGCTTCCTCCTATGGTTATATCATCGACTGTGGTTGAACCACTCATGGTTGATGTTCCAGAAACGATAAGATTACCAGCAACTGTCGCATCCGTACCATCATCGAAAAGGATACTATCAGTTATATCTTTAGCTGTTCCACTTTCCCATTTGGTAAGATAATTATCTGTATGACTTGTCCCTTGAACTACATCTCCAGAACCGCTTCCAGCAGCACCAGAAACTGCTGATGGTTCCCATTTACTGTTAGCTTCTACCCAAACAAGAGAGTCACCATCACTTGGAGACCCAGCATCTACATCATCTAATTCGTTTAAAACTATACCGCTTGTTGCACCACTAAAAGCAACGGTTCCACTAAAGACTGTTGAACCACTGAAAGCCCAATCTCCAGTAACTATCTCGTTCTGAGCTAAGGATGCGTATTGTGGATGGTCATCATCTGATAACCCAGCTAAATCTCCGTGGTCCGTAACTGGAACAACAGTAAATTGTGTATCAAGAGGACTGAGAATAAGGTCTATATTGGAAGCATCTCGTTCTATGATGACTTTACCAACAAGTAACCCAAAATCTCTTAACAAAGGAGGAGGAGTTGGTATTGCAGATGCTTCTGCTTCTCCTAATTTATTATAATCATCTTGACCATATTGAACATGTAAACTACCGTCTTGTAAAACATAAACTAAATGAACACCATAATCATTACTACCAACTGTTCCTAAAGTTCCGTCTCCATCATCATAATTAGTATTACTTATCTGTGCTTGGTCAGTAACTTCTGTCCAACCACCGCCATTAGCCCTATACCAATAACTAAATCTATCACCATTATTTGTATTTAGAGCACTGATAGTCTCTCTATTATGAGCACAATATAAGACCCCAGCAGTTAATGAAAGATATCGTTCTCCTTCTTCTGCTAAACTCAATCCACTTGCTCGTTCAAAGCCATGTATTTCAAAGTCTCTATAACATGCCTTAGTCATATAGTCAGTGATATCTTGACCTACATTATAGATGTAAAGAGTTGTTCCGTCTCTATACACTCTTCCAATAACTATTTCTGTATGAAGGTCTAATGAAGTAATATCTACTGTTGCATCAACTTCTGGTGACCCACTACTATAAGACAAATAAATCCAATTGGTATTGTTATCTGTTAATGATACACTATCATCCTCAGCCCAATCAAAGAACACATTACTTCCTATATCACTATCTGTTGTTTTGATGATACCAGTTCCAGAGCCAACAGTAGCTGAACCATCACCATTATCACTTATAGTACCACCAGTGATAAATCCAGCACTTTGAGTATTGTTCCACCAGTCTTCTAAAGTCTTATAAGTAGAACCAGAAATGATACTATGATTGATTTGTTCATCATCTAATTCAAATGATGAAACAGCCATAGATTGTAACTCTCCACTATCTTCAAAGAGAATATTATCTGTAAGAGCAGCTGCATCAATAGTATCAACTACCAGTTTTCCTCCTACTGTGATAGTATCATCACCAGCATTCTGTGTTACAATACTGTCTGCTAATTCGTTAGCAGCACCACTCCACATAGGGATAGTTCTTATTGTTCCAGAACCACCTACACCGTAGTAAGTTCCAGAACCCCACGCTTCATAAGGTATGGCTACTCCAGATATGATAACGAATATATTATTATCATCTGCTCTGAACCCATATTTTGTTCCATCTACTATAGTATCTTTAACATCACCTATAGTTCCACTTCCAAACCCCAACATGGCTTTGGCTGCATCAAATTCTACATAACCGCTGTTATTAGTCCATGTTTTATTAGTTACTGTTCCACTTACTAAATCAACATCATATCCATCTGTATCAACATACAATACAGTATAACAATCACTTGAACCACTTACTAAATTATCAGAACCTATATAATATGTCGCCATTATTCCACCTTTTCCTTTCTGTTTTGACCACTTATAGTTCCACCTAATTGTGTTGTACCAGCATTAGCAGTAAGATTAGTCATAGGAGATTGTAACAAAGCGATAGGGATAGGAGCACCACTAATAGGACACGCTGCTAAAGTTCCCCCTACACAACTAAAAGTAGATGCAGCAGTTATTTGAATTTGTCCGTTGGTTCCTAATGTTATAGAGTCTCCATCTGCTACAACAGAATTACTCCCACTTTGAAATAATACATTACCATCAGAATTAATATTAATAGCTCCTTTAGCATTAACATCAATACTACCATCAGCATTAAGAACAATGGATGTTCCACTTGTAGACTCTGAACTTCTGAGGGTGATACTCCCAGAAGACATATGAAATATATCACCATTATCTGTCTCTATGTAGAACCCTTCTTCTGGATAGGTAGGAGAATATGTTGGGTCAGCACTCATAAAAGTTTTTGTATCTCCCTTAAAATCAGCACTGGCAAACTCTCTGTTGAAATGTTGATTAAAATCTGTTACATCTCCTACAGACAAAACAACTCTTTTACCACTTAATGATAATGAACCAGCACCAGAAGCAGCTTCTGTAAAACCAGAACCATCTCCTAAATGAACCTTTGCTCCTTCACTATCTAATAATACTGTTTCTCTGTTTAATATACCACTAACACTATGAGTTGAACCTAAAATATAACCAATATCTCCTTCTATGAATACTAAAACATTCTCATTTGGAGAGTAAGTAGGAATAAATCCAGCTCTTGCACCACTCATTGTTCCCATAATTGATATAGGACTACAAGATATGTCTGTTCCGTCTATATTTATTGTATAAACATTACTATACCCCTCATCCTCTTCTTCCCTTTGGACGTTTTTTATTGTTGCCGATTTAATCATCTTATACCATCCTTTTCCAACTTAAAGGCAAATTCTCTGATAATGAAGACCTTTGTAAAAATGTCGATAATTGTCTTGTAATCACATTGTCTTCATCAAAAGGCATGTTACTGTTAATTGGGTCATCTACTAAATATATTTTACTCATGAACCCACTTGTTGTTCCGAAGTTACCGATATATTGAACATGTCTATAAACAAACCATCTTACTACCTCATTCTCTTTTGCAGTATTTAGTTTAACAATATCATCATCTATAAATGCAGACCCTTCTCCATTATTTTCTAAATCTCTTATATACTTTTTTTCATTCAACATAGAAGTAAATTCTTTAGTCTTTCCAATAGCAGCACTCGCTATACTGACTACTCTATCTGTATCAATAATATCTACTGGTGCTACTCTTTTAGACAATTTTTCTAAGTAATAGTTTGCAAATCCTTCTCTCTTTTCTTGTAAAAAGATGGTATCACCAACTTGTATATTAGGTCTGGCTCCCATATATATTGAACCATTTCTCCCTTGCATTGTAGCCAATTCTATTAACATTGTCTCTACTGTTTTACAAGTCATCTCTATTATTCCAAATATTAAAGCTACCATAAACTTTTTTATTGGTATTGCTTTTTGTGTGATGTTTCTAACAAATTCATAATATGGTTCTTGACCAACTTGATAATCTGATATTTCAGTTGCATTATACTTTACAACCTCTGATAAAAATCTCAACGTGTCATCTGCATCATCTAAATATTGATATATACTTTTCATCACTTGGGTTACAGCATTAAGACTGCTTTTTCCTATTGACTTAGCAGTTAGGTAGGTGTTTTTGATATGATAATCAATGTCTTTACTTACACCAAATACAGTTTGACCTATACTTTCTAAACTACTATCTGATAGAAAATCTTGACACATCTCAAAGAACTCATTATAACTATATTTTTCTTTTAGTTGGAATGTTTTACTGCTACTATATTTGATATTGAATGTACCAGTTTGTTTTATTTTCTCACTGATGGGAACAGCTATAGAAGAAAAAGAACCAAATAAACCATTGAGATTGAATTCTAATTCAAAGGTTTTAGGGTTAATACCATAAGAATTAAGAGTATCGGTAATAGGATTATTAGAAGTGACAGATACCCCTTGTGTGTATGATAACATGTTATCTACTTTTTCTCTTAGTTCTAAGTAATAACCATCTTCCAAAGATACAGAAGAAGTATTAACTGTTGACTCTTTATAATCTACTAAAGGTTTTTGTGTTTCAAAAACAACCATCTTAGGAACATTAGAATAGATGTTGTTCTTCGTAGAAAAATTATTTTTTAAAGACACAGACATTATAGGAGCAGAATTAACATCATCTGGGTCCACTAAATGACATTCTGCTATCTGTCCTCTTCTGTTTACCTCAAAGATATCTATTTCAGACACCTCATCAAGATAAAGTTTGTGTTTTCTATCTGGAACTAATAAATTACCAGCAGCATCTCTCCCACTAAATGTAAATAATAAGCATATAACTATTCCAGTTCCTTTCTTTCTATTTGGAACATCTTGGTTAATGAACATATCAGATTTAACCCATAAGTTCTTTGAAGCATCACCATAGATAATCTTGTTAATATAGATAAAATTACTTAGATACATATTAACAAAATCTATTATTGATGGTGTGTTAAAGGTTGTATCTAACTCTGGTCTGGTATAGAGGTCCAACTTATCTGGCGTCCATCTCTCACTTGTTCTAACATTAAGAACATTAGTTAATGCACGAGCAAGAGGTATAGTTCCAGAAGCTTTACCACTTTTATCATCTAAATAAAGATAAAACTGTTCTGCTTTTCCCCCCTTATCTGCTACTAAAAATGATATCTTACCAGAACCATCTTTCTTAATCTTACCAAATAAATTCATGATTATCTTATCAAAAGAAATAAGCAGTTTATCAGTCTCATTTTCTTGTACTCTTCTTGTTTCAGCAAACACCCTATCACCAAAAGCAGCAAAAAATCTGCTTGAAGTTATCATAAATTTTTTCATGGTTCTTCCTCTATTATCTGGGTCATCAACCTCTGTTGCTGGAAGAACACTGGTAGTCATACCATTATTAATACAAAACTTTACTGCTTTTGATATGGTTGTTTGCCATAAAGTATTTTTATCATAATCTTTTAATGTATAAGCTTCGTTATTATCGTTATCTTCTTTCTTGATACCATAATTAATTTTAAGATGTTGGAACATTCTTGCTGGGTCTTGAGCATTCATCCTTAACTGAGTAGAACCTCCCATATGAAGGTTTTTAACTGTAATAAACCCAGAAAAATGAGGTCTGTCTCTCTCTATTCTGGTAGTAAATCTACTCTTCTTAATCTTCTGTTCTTTTTCTCCAGACTTACATAACGTACCTATTAAAGAGGTATTTGTAATAGAAACGTTTTGAAGATTTGTACCAATCTTCTTTTTTGTTAAGAAGTCTTTAACTCCTACAGCATATTTAACATCTTGATTATACATCTCATAAAACAATAACTTTGAAGCAGCAAAATCCGCTCCAGATATAGCAGCAGAAGCCAAAGTTTTAGAAAGGTTCTGCGTCCAAACGAATATCACATCATCTGTTCTAACTATCTTATAAAGTAATCTTTCATAATCAGAAAAAGTTATTTCTATTTTAACACCGTATCTCGAACTTTCATCAATTTGAACACCAAGAAGAGTATTCTGTTCATAAGAATTTGTAAAAGGATTTGATACCAAGTTCTTGCTTAAATATCTCATAGATTTATCTGGTTCAGTTACAGCACCTACAGCTTCATCTTCATGAAGTCTTGTAAGTTCTTCTTGGCTTAATACTTTTGTATCAACTTCAAACTTATAATAAGGTTTGAGGTCAACAAACTTGAACATACCTTTTTCAGTTCTTCTCCATATTTCAACAGCAACAATAACATGTTGTTCATTATCGAAATTGAATTTAAGAACTTCTGATGATGTTGGTTGTAAAAACTGAGAAAGGTCTGACATCTAAAAAGCCACCTCTAATGGATACTTTATCACTGGAGGAATTCTTAATACTTCATATAACTCTAAAGTATATTTATAGACCATTCTTTCATCTCCAGACTGTTCCCAACTCATCTTATCTATAGTTACAAAAGCCATATCTAAATCTGCTTTCATAAATATAGGAGAATCGTAAGTATAAAGATACTCTATGAAATACTTTACTGCTCTTGCATCATAGGAAAAGAAGAACCAAGCCTTTTCCCCTCCAACACCAGCAAGACCTTTGAAATATCTATTCCATTTTCTAAAGAGGTTCTCAAAATTGAGTTCTCCTTTGATTACAAACTTAGTACTTTTTGTACCGAACTTTTGTCGGATAGAGCCTATCCTACCTATTGGATTTAACTCATTCACCCTTTTTTCATATGTCCCTTGCCAGAAATTGGCTTGTGGGTCTATAAGAAAAACTGGTGGTACATAAAGTAGAACTTTTCTTGAAACTAATGATTTTAATGTATCTATCGTTGACATTTTTATTCTTCACCTATATCATATTCTGGATTAATCGCAAATCTTTTTGTAGTATTGATATTAAACTCTTTTTCAACACGTGTTATACCTATTGCCATACCCTTTGCTGCTGTAGATACTCTACCTAATTTGTTTTGTAATGAAGCGAAATCTGAAGACCTATTCAAGAAGTCACTTATTGTACTGTATAGTTCCCCTTGCTGTCTCCTCATCTCTCCTAAATTGAAATCTATAGTCAATAAATTATCTAATTTTAACTTACTAAACAATCCATCGACAACACCAGTTATCACTTTATTTGATAGTCCTTCTTGGTCTATGGTTGCAGTAATCACTCCTCCAGAAGATGAACCACTTCGAGATGGAGTAGAAGCAGTTGAAATAGAAGACTTAGAACCCATCTTATCTAACAAACTTTCTATGACTGTATCTACCATAGTATATGACTCAGTAAAAGCATTTGGGTCTGGAGCTTCAGAAGTTCTTGTCCTTAATTCTCCTACAAACATTTCTTCTATAGCACTTCTTACCTCTGGTTTTTTAGATGCTTCTTCAAATGATAAACCATTAGCTCTTGCATATTGTGTTATCACATATTCAGCATCAGATAAATTTTTACCCATATGTTTAGCAACCATATCTGGTCTAAGCTCTGGGTTTGGTAATGATGAGAGGTATCTTGAGCTGTAGTATCTTTCCACTTCTAATGCTTTTGATTCTTGTGGTCCTCCAAACGACTTCATGATATTAGATACTTCGTTATTAAGATATTCAAATACAGATAACATATTTGGAGAATCCTTAACCAAAGACAACAAATCTCTTGTTTGGTTTTGAGCATTTTTACTTCCTTTAATTTGTGGGAATAAATCATTTAATTTAGAAAGAAACATTAATGATTTGTCCATGATTTCTGACCACTTATCTGGGTCTTGTTCAAATCCTACACTTCTAATCATGGCTTCTAAATTATTCAAATACTCAAAAGGACTTACACCACCAAACACTGTTTCACTAATAACATCTTTGTTTATTTTTAGTCTTGCTAACTGGTTTCTTGTTTGATTGATAGCAGTCTGTGTTTGGAGAGTAGGAGCAGAAGAAGAATATTTAGTACTGGTTAAGAGACTATAGTTCATCTTTACATATTCTTTTATTTCATGTAACAAATCCCAGTTCCCACCAACTTTACTAACACCTCCTTCACTCATAGAATTAACTGCTGTAGTAAAATTGTTTTTAACAGTATCACTAAGAGCACCAAAATCACTAAAAGCCTTATAGATTTCTGACATGTTAGTTATTTCAGCTTGAGCACTTAGTTTGATATTTAGTTCAGCCATTATAAATCACTTTCATATTGTTCTACACACTCACTAATAAAAAGGATTTCTGTCCAATTCATTCTTATCAGTTCTCGGAGAGGAAGAGAGATTTTCTTTGACAGAGCATAAAGAAATCTACCCACATTTGTATGTGCTAATTTTCTAATTTCTTGCTCTCCGAGTGCTGAGAAAAAGAGATTTCTTCCACAGCACTGATTAGTGATTGTTGCATACCAAGAGGCATCATATCTACTTCTTTATAACTCAAAGGACGACCATCTGTAGTTGTTACCAACTTGGTTATCATATGTTTATACCGTTCTAACGGAGTGTTGAACATTTCTAATTCTAATTGTATTGCAACAGTAAGAGGTTTGACTATGAAAGACATCCCATCATCAATATCATCATAAATAATATTAACAGTAACTTCTTTGGCATCAAGTATTTGCTGAAGTTTTTCTATGATGTTTTCTTTCTTAATTTCTCCCACAGCTTTTTTTAATTCACCAATAGTAGTGATAACTTCTTTCTGTCGTTGTTCTTCTTCTTCCATGGGAGGTAGTTATCAGAACTAATATTTAGATGTTTCTGTTAGAGGTGTCTTAAAGAACTATCAATAAGAGGAAGGTTTGATGCGTTGGGGAAAGACCTTTCTGTATATTCTTTAACATCTAAAGCAGTAAAACTTAGTGTCTCAGCCATAAATTGACCTTGATTAATACCACCTTCTACAGAAGTTGGAGTAATTCTTGAAAACACATATCCTTTCCCTACCCCTTGAGCATAAAACCTTAACCTAACATCACTAAAAGGTATAAGTAACTCTCCTACATTATCAAAACCACTACCAACTTGATGTTTCAAATCATAAGTTCCAAGAAGAAGTTTTGTTCCAATGTCTATATAATCAAAATTAGCACTTGAGTGTTTGATAACCACAGAAGATAACTGTCCTTCTGCTGATAGATTGTTTCTAAAAATGTCTGAACCTAAAGGATTATCATCTCCTATAGCACGATAAGTTCTTGTGTTCCAAACATATCTCCAAGAAAGCTTGTCTGCAAACCCTATTGGAAAGTTTTGAAATAGAAACTCATCATCTCTCTGTCCTTTAACTGTTAGAAATATTGCTACATCATCAGCATGAATAGTATTATTTTGTGTTGAATAACTCATTATGAATAAAAAAAGGATAAGAAGATTAAAAATCTTTCTTATGGATGAGAAGTTATTGAGGAAGATGGGTTACTATAACCGAATTCACCTTCCATTTCAATTATGGTGAAGTCCCCTTGACCAATATCTTTTGACCTTCTGGTAAAGATACAATCGTGTAATGTATCTTCGAACCCAGTTCTTAGGTTTCTTATCTGGATAGTAAATCTTAAAGGAGCAACATATTTACTTGGGTCATCCGCAGTACCAGCACCATGCATTTCTGGAGGAGTAACTGTTCCAGCACTAATAGCATCGGAAAGCAATGAATTGACATCAGATGTCCCTTCATTCATTCGAGCACCTAATGCTTGTTGTATCAACCGCATGTTGATGGCAGTAGCTCTAAATCTGCATCTGAAGACACCTCTATAGTTAGTTGTTCGAGCATCAACTCGAAACTTAGTTCCGATAGCTCTTACTTCTCTTAACTCTTCACTGTCTTCATATCTGATACTGTCTAATCTTCCAAGAGTATATTCTACTAAATCATTAGTTAGATTATCTCCACCAACAACGAGCATCTTGAGGATTATATCGTCCCCAAATTCTGTATTATAATAGTTTAGATTTGACATTTTTTATCACCCTATTTGTAATGTTGCTGTAAGATTTATCACTATCTTCAGTGTCTCAAAGACTGGTGTCACATCAACTTGACATCTCATAATGTTGTTTGCTTCATCATTAGCAGAAGCATACACATTTGCAGCAAATGCTTTAATCATCCCTTGTCTCTTTCTATCAGCAAGTTTAGTTTCTATCGAAGTTTTCGCAGAAGCTCTTGTACTTGAAGTGTTAGAACTGAACAAGTATTGTCTCATAATGTTTCTTGCATCTTTTGCAATCGTATCTAAGATTTGTCTTGTAGTTATCAATGTTACATCTGCAGCTGAACTTGCAGTAAACGTCCAACCTTTGTCGTAAGACCAAGTACTATTTGTACCATTGGTCCATCTTCTTGGAAATATCACGTGGTCTCCCCACATGCTTTCCAATGTTGTCTTACCAAATATATGTAAGTTTTCATCACCTTTGTAAGAAGGCGACCATCCAGTAATATAACTCAGTGGAGTATGAGCATCTTGGCTTGATAATCTTCCAGCAACATAAGCTGCTAAGAAGTTTCCACCTATTTCATGTGTTCCACTTGCGAAAGTTGTATAATCTTTCAGATGTGTATCTGTAGTTTCAGTAGAACCGCTTGTTGCAGTAAATTTATAGGTTGTATTAGCAAGAAGACATATCACTCTTCCAGTATCGCTTTGTTGAGTATCAGCAGTTGGGAATGAATATGTATATGAAGAACCACTCAATGCTCTTTGCAAAGAAGTTCCAGTAACATAAACCCTTTCTTTACCTTCTGAAGCTGCTGAAGCAGCAACTACTTCTGTTACGACAGCTGCTATTGGATTAGCACCAGCCACAACCAAATAATAAACATCATCGAATGCTCTTAAAGCTGATAAAGCTTCTGAAAGACCAGTTGGTGATGTTTCAGCGTCAGTTCCAGTTCCACTAAGAACACAACCATAAACTTTTTTAGCACCACCAGCAAAAGCTAATTCTACTGCTCTCATAAAGTTATGGTCTGGGCAATAAGGAGAGTCGCTTGTAGCACCTAAATCATAAGTTCCACTTGACCAATTGGTACCTAATGCAATTCCCATCTTATTCTTATAATCAACAAGTGAGTCATATACAAAAACTGTCCCAGTATTACCAGTTGTAAATAAATCACTGTCTGCTACATCATAATCTGAACTACCAGATGCCATATGTCCTATGACAGCAACATATCGACCAGTATCTAATGGGCTGGGTCTGATATCGTCTGTGGTTTGTTCCACATAAACACCAGCTAAAGTATATTCGCTCATAAGCTATTCTCTACATAATGAGTATAAAAAGATTATTATCAACTTCCACTCTCTGTACCAGACCAAGAAAGTGTTCCGCTCTCGGTATCAACACTTTCTAAGACCCCAGAACTGGTTTGATAGACTTCTATAGGAACTTCTCCTACAAGATAACCATCTGAACCACTTCCAGTTGGAGGAATAAACCTTACTTCAGTTGTAATCAATAAATCAAGATATCTACGATAGACCATGGTCGCACCATTATGATGAGCTACATCTTTAATAAATCTATCAGCATCATCATATCCTATAAGGTCACTACTAACAGTTTTAACTTGTTTAATACCTAAATCATAAAGAGTATTAGACTGTGGAGACTTATACCAATTAAACAGATTATCTATTTTACCAGACAAAGAGTCTCTCATCCATGGGTCCTTAGCCCAAGAGTCACATCTGACAATGTAGATTTTTTCATGACCGTATACTGTATCATATGAACCAGAAGAAGCAACCCCACCACCACTATTTACATATTCAAAAAGAAAGTTACCTATATACTCACTCATCTCTCTTTGCCCTTGGACACTAACTACAATAGTAGGAAGTTCCATATTCTCTGCTGTAGGATAATCACCATAACAATTAATTGTTGTTTCTGTACCAGAAGTACCTAATGATATAGTTCCAATATTAGTCCTTATGAAGTCAACTATATGTGCTTTAAGAGTATCTGTATCAAATAAATAACCATCTTTAGACGATAATACTGAACCGCTATAACTTTCCCATGTCCAAGTCATTGTTATTACCTTTTATTCATGCCTTTTGAAGTTTTCCCTTATTCATCATCATTAAAGAATTCTCCAAGAGATTTGTTTTTCCTTTTGTTTTCCATTTCTTTTTGTCTTCTGGCAACTCTATTACGTTGGTTTATTCTTTCTCTACGTAGAGATACTGTTGGCTTTGCTTTTGTAGGTAATTTTTGTTCTGGAGTTTTATTTATGAAATTCCACACATTATAACCCATAAACTTATGATATAATCTTTTTGCTGCTTTATAGGATAAAGGTGTTTTACCACCCCCATGTTTTCTTGCAATAGCCTCTACTGTATCATGAAACTTAACTCTCTCTTTTGCTCTTTCTATCCTTTGTTCTTCTATTAACTGTGCTTCATTTTCTATCTTTAATTTTCCACTCCTAATGAACTGGTTCAAATTACCTCTGTTTTCTATTATTTTGTTTCTTAAAATTTGTTGCTTTCTGTCCAATGATTTTACTTTTCTTTTTGCTTCTTGTGTTTCTTTCCTTTCTCTTTCTTTCTTTGTAGGTTGACCCATAACTACACGGTCATGAAAATCATCACTATTCTCATAGTTAATATCTATAATCATTTGTTTTTCTCTAAAGGCTCTACTTGCAGCTCTCTTCTGTGCTCCTTCGCTATATCTCCATTTCTTTCCCTTATAATCTCCATCAACTTCTTCTCCAGCTTCATTTAACCAAATAGTTGAAAACTTTTTCCCTAAACTTTGTAATTCCTTCTTTCTTGCTTTCTCTCTTTCTTTGAGTTCCTCTAATTTGGCTTTACCTATTTCACTTGTAGCTGGTAATCTACTCAAAGGAACTTTTGCTGGTGCTATACCTTTTGTCGCATCTCCCCATGAATCTTTAATCCAATCTTCTGCTGATAATAAAACCTCATTATATATTGTTGGTTGCAGCATAGGTCTGGAGTCAAAAGGATACCCTTTAAATTCAAAATAACCATGACCTCTAATATCCATATAACCATCATAAGTTTCTTCATCTGTATTTTGAACAACATGAACATCAGAAACATAAGAGTCTCTTGCAGCACTGGCTTCTGCTGTATAATCTACTGTCAGTCCTTCTGGTGTGGTCGTAGAAGACTCATTAGTCCATGAATGACCTTTCTTGTTAAAAAAGGTTTCATATAACCCTCTAAGAGTTTCACCAGTATCAATCATACCGCTTCTATTATCTGGATTAGGATGAGGAGTTTTCTTTGGAGGAAAACCATATTTAGAATAGGCATGTTCTACAACATCTATAGCTATAAGATTAATATTATCTAAACAGTTTTCAAAGAACTGAGCAAATACTCTTTCAAATCTATCTATTGCATGAGCATTTTTCCTTAATACAAATCCGTGTTTTGTATATATTGCTTCAGTAAGAAAATTAATTCCGATATGTAACTCTAACTCAGCCATTCTCATTAATACGTCTTTTTCATATGAAGTTAAAGTTATCATCAAATAATAAAAAGAAAAAGGAGTAAAAAAAGTTATTGTTTGTCTTTAGGCACAAGTTTATCTTCGATATCTTGTTTATCAAATTCAGTTACATCTTCAAAGTTGTTATTTGCTGAGTAGTGTTTAGGTAACAATCCTATGAAATCGTCATCCCATACCACATCTTGAGCATGACCTACAACACGAGTAAAACCGAGAACTACTTGTTCTCTTATCCATTCACCTTGATGTAAATCAAACTGTCTTTGTAACTTTATATGTTGAACACCATTAAGGTCTTCTATACCAACAAATTGCATGAGTTTTACAATTCTTTGGTCTAAACCAACATCATCCAACTCTTCAGTTTCTTCTTCTAACTCTTCAAAATCATCCTCTGTCATCAGTAATCACATCCGCAAGTTTCTTGGCTGCTGATTTCCAAGTCCATTTCTTGACATCTTTTAGCCCTTGAACTGACCTCTTCTTTCTTCCTTCAACATCATCAACAACTTTTCTCATTATATTACGAATATTCTTTATTGAAGGTTTAGCCCAATAAAGCCCTTGGTTTCTATCGTAAGGACCTCTACCATCAGTGATATCCATTGTTTCTGGTTTAATGATGTAGGAGTTCTTAGTATTCATATATTCCAATTGACCACCAAACTTTTGTGTGATACATGGAACACCACAAGCCATAGATTGAATATAGGGTAATCCCCAACTCTCACCTTTGCTTGGTAATATGAACGCATTAGCAGAGTTATATAATCTTCTCATATTAGGTTCAGTTAGCATCTGACCATTGATTACAATTTTTGGAGGGTTCTTATTCTTGAATTGAAAGGTTCTGGTTTTGATAGCATTAGTTATTCCTAACATAGTTGAGAAATTATTATCCATACCATATGTTTTTAACATTAACACTACTTTATCATCTCCAGTAAATTCTTTAAGATAAGCATCTACAAGTTCTTCAAACCCTTTTCGTTTAATCCACTGACCTACAGCCAAAAATACGAAGTCATCACCAAAGTCAAATAATTTGTCTTTATCTGGATAGAATATAGAAGTATCTATACCATGAGGAACTATATGAATTGGTCTGGCATCTGGACCTTTTTCTGTTATGGCTCTTTCTATAGAGTCTTTACAAAACTTAGTATTTGTTATGAACTCATCATAAAGGGTGAGCTCTTTCTTCCATAGAGGAGGTAAATCAAGTAATTCCCAAACAAACATGAGTATGTTTCTATTGTGGTCTGGAGGAGACCTATCAAATACTACTGGAGTTCCATATCTTATATAAGGAACTGTTTTATCAGAAGTCTTAGCAAACATATCTTGGAATATCGCTGCTTGGTCTGCTGGTAATCTAATTATTAAATCATCCATTTTTCTTTCTTGAAGATGAACATCTAATCCTTCTTCATGAAGACCTAACACCATTTTTCTGGCTGCATAAGCATAACCAGAAGGAGATAATACTGTTGTTTCTATTCTTACATCAACCATTTACATCACCAACTCTATATTGGTATTAACTTTTTCAAATAAGTCAATCCACATCTTATTTACTACCGTCCAATCATAATGACTGACTGCCCAATCACGAGCATTTTTACCATGTAGTTTTCGTAGTTCTTCATCTTTCCAATATTTCTGGAAAGCTTGAGCCATCTTCTTAACATCTATCCAAGCCTTTCTAACTCCACATCTTTCCATATAAGCAGTTACATAAGGAACAGCAATTCCTCTTTGTTCTTCTTTAGGAACAACTTCTTCATTATCACCAAGAAGTAAAAACTCTTCTGTGGTTGTATAATTGGTTGCTACTGTTGGAAGACCACAAGCCATGCCTTCTACTATAGGAATTCCAAATCCTTCTCCACCAGTTGATAGAGCATGAACGTCAAAACAATTATATAACAACGATAAATCTTGTGGGGGTATCCCTTCTAAGAAATTATATTTTTTTCTGGATTGATTTGATGCTGGAGTAATGATAACGTTCTCTCCTATTCCTCTACATTCAATCTGCTCTAAGAAGAAATAATCGTGGTTAGCATCCCCTATATATAATGGGTCTTTAGCATCTAAATGAAGATAGAGATAACAAGTTTCTTTCTTCAACTTTTTCTCTTCTTTACTTCCAGCATTCATAAACATCCTAAATGCTTCAAGTAATCTCATATGATGTTTTCGTTTATTCAATCTGGCTACGCAACCTATAATGAACATATCTTTAGGGTCTGTTTTAAACTTCATACCATATTCACCAAAGAATGCTTGTCTTGCTGCTAATTTGTTTATAGGACTAAATATAGATGTATTTATACCATGGGGTACATATTCTGCATCAATTTTAAGTTGTTCTTTAGTAAGTTTTTGACCATATTTACTCATTGCTATTGGAACATCAACAGCCATTAGAACTGACTCTATCATACTGTTGATTGGGTCTCCATCAAGAGGATAATATAACATCCAAAAAGGTCTTGGTTGTCTTGCTAATACATCAACCATATGAGCATCCCCTTGAGTAAAGAGAACATCTGGAGCTATTTCATGAAATACGTCTTGATAACTATCCTTACCAAACATAGCATTTCCTCTCACTCCATGAACTTTATAGTTAAATCCAGAAATTGGAGGATTGCCTCTTGTTTGCCATCCTAAATAATGAGTATCCCAATTGAAGAACTTAGATACTGTATTAGCTATAGTTCCACATTGTATAGCAAACCCAGTAGGATAGTAAGGGCTATCAGAAGCAAAAAGTATAGTTGGTCTTCTTCTATTCAACTTAATTTCGGTTTTTGTCTCTATATCTACTTTTTTTGACATGTATATATATAAACACCTAATCTTATTAAATCTTTTGATGGCTTCTAACTCATTGGCTTTGTTGGGTCAGTCTCACCAGTCTCTGAATAAGGCTTTCTAACAATCTTTAATAAAGTATAAACTTTCTGACCAAATGAACCGTATTTTGTTTCGTTTAGCATTATATCATATTCGTACCTTGTATAATTGGTATCAATAGGAAAAATGATTATGTCACCAACTGCAAAGTTATCGTGTTCCCAGCCATAAGTCCATAACCGATGAGTATAACGTTGAACTAAACCAGCTGGTGTCACATAATCACCTACTCCACTTCTTCCAGTAGGAGGTATTTGCTCTACGTAAGCTTTTACTTTTCGTTCAGATGATGTCCCCTCAGTAAAGATAAATCCAGACCCATTACATACAGAACAAGTAGAATTAGGACGACCATATAAACTATTCCAACAAGTACATTTAGTAGCACTTTTTTTAGACCTATGAATGACATCTTGTCCTACATTAGTTAAGATATGTCTCATATAATAGTCATCAATAATAGGAACATGAGGTGTTCCCATAGTCCATTGTCTAAATGCCATAGTTAAACACCATCTCCAGCAAGGTTCATCCCTTGTACCCAACCACTATAAATGGTCTGGTCGCTTGTTACATATATCCTACCACTATCAACAAAGATTGCTGCTTGATTAAGAGTAACTCTGTTAGAACTAAGAGGAAAGCTTCTGGCATAATAAGGTTTAGAACCAGAACTCCTATCGATAATAACGACTGGAGCTTGGTCATATGCCAATTTCAGTATGTTCTTTAAATTATTAACTTTATCTTCATACATTCTAAACAGTTCTCCCATAGACATACCTTCTCCCCAAAGTTTGGTTTGAACTCCTAATTCTCCAAGATTATAACTAAACCCTCCTTGGATAGCATTAGAACTGTTTAATGCTAATATCGAATATTTGACAGCAATAGCATATACTAATAAAATAGCAAGTTGTTCAACGGTATCAGTTGTTGTTAAATCATAATCCCATGTCATATCAAATTCATGATTGACTTCTTGTTTTGCTGACTCTAATTCCATCAATATTTGACTATTAGTAAGTCCAGCTTCATAACGATAGGTACATCTTACCTTCTCACCTATCACAACATTTGCACCAGAAGCAAGAATAACTTGTCCAGTGTTCTCAGTAAAATCAGAACCACTGGTTGTATTATAATAATTACTACCAGAATGTGTCAAATCTGTATGTTCCCAAATTCCAGCAACACCTCCAAGGGGAACATTAAAAACATATATCTCATACCCACTTGAACCAGAAAAAACTACTTGTAATTCATCTTCAATAGTCGGACTTTGCACTACCCCAGCTTGTGTTAACATATCCCTTACGTTGCTAATATGGTCAGCGTTTTCTGTCGTGCTTAAGAAACTCATTAAGCTAACTACTACATAATGAGTAAAAAAGGGTTTTGGTTAAATTCTTGTTTTTCCGTTGACTTCAAAACCACAGTTTTTGAACGTAACTTTTCCACCATTTAACCAAGTAATAACCTTATCAAAATCATTTTCATCAACATTCATGACAGATACCTTATCATTAGCATCAATCATAGCAAGACCTCTTCCAGCAATAATAAAATTCCATGGTCTAATATCTGTAGCATGTTCATATTTCAAATCTCTAAGTAACTTTTCTATGTTAGCAACATATGGAAAAGTTCCATTGAACACCATAAAAGTATAAAGATTTATACCTTTAATCCATACTCTTTTTCTACCATCTTGATGATGATAATGTTTATGTTTCCATGAAGACTCAATACCAACCTTACTTCTTAGATGAGGAGGACAGTTGTAATATCTTTTCTTCATTCCATTCTTAATAGTAGTTATCATATAGATAGGTCTTTTTCCCCCTTTGGTAACATGAGAGTCTCCTTCTCCTATTTGTTCTACTTTACCATAGAATAAATCTGGATTTATCTTAACAACTTTATGAGGATTACAAGCATTGGTAGTATTAGGAAGCTCAATAATTAGCCTATCTCCAAGAGCAGACATTTCATTAACAACATCATTAGGGTCTCCATCTATATGATGAACTACACTCATTGCTAACACTACATCAAAATGTTCTATCTCAGACAAAACTTTAATTTTGTATAAATCCATATGGGTTTGTAACAATATGATATTATTCAAATCGTTTCTTACAGCAAGATTTTGTAATTGTTTTCCATAGAAATTTGGAGACTCAATCATAACTACAGAACTCATTGGATAATCTTCTGCTATCCTAAATGAGAAGTAACCAAGATTAGCACCTATGTCTAACACAGTAAAACTCCTCTCAAACTTATCAAGAACCTTTTTTATTACTTGATACCTTTTCTCACACTCTCTTACACCTTTCTTTTCCAATTTTCCTTTAACCCATATATCTTGATATTGTTCCATTATATTCCTAACTCCTTATACCATGTTTTTATGTTCTCACCAGCAATAATATCTGCTTTTGTTCTCATTTCATCAGTCCAGTTTTCTATTGAAGGATAGATATACTTATTAGCCCAGCTATCATATTTCTTTATAATCAAATCACTGAAATCATAATCTATACCTATAAAAATGTTAAATAATAACATATCAGTGTAAGGAGGATTGAACATATCTTCCATCTTTAATAACATCATAGGTATAGTCTTTGCAAACTCTTGAGCAACATTTAAATATTTATTCCATATCCAAAGAGCTTTCATAAATGCTTGTTTTTTAGTTCTATCTCCTTTTTTCCACCACTGTGTTGCTGGGTCATCTTTAAACAGAAACGGACTTAATCTATCTGTTACTATACTTTCTTCTGTGTTCTTAGTAGTATATCTTGTAGCAAATGAACGGACAAAATCTACTGGATTTCTTATGATATAAACAATCTTAGATTCTGGATAACAATCATGAATAATATCAACGATTGGTGTAAAAGCCCAGTTACTCTCAAAGTAATGTTCTGCATTTCCTCTTATCTTTTCTGTTCTATCCTTAAAGATTTTAGATAACTCATCTCTTGTTATCTCTCCTTTGTAATATGAAACTATATTATGTCTCAGTCTTGGATGTGGTTCATGTTTTCCAAGATAATGAGTGTTCTTATTAATGTTATGTGCTAACCAACCAGTACCAGTTCTACCAGTCGATACCACAAATACTTCTACCATTTTTTACACCTTTAATTTATTATTTTACGAATACTTCAATCATAGACAACCTATTTAGAAGGTGAGGACTATCTACCCAATATGGTTTCATATCAACTATTCTATAATCATGTCCCCACTTGTGACAGATTTCTTTCATATCTTTTTCAGAATAAAAGAAACTTAAAGGAGGTTTAAAAAAGCCCCATGGTTTGGTCTTTTTACCTATCCACACAGTAACAAATACTTTTGTTGTAGGCTTCATAATCTTCCATAGATTCTGGATAAATTCTTCAAACATAGCAATAGGATTGTGGTTCAATACAGACACCGCTATAATGTAATCTACTTTTGGTAGATAATCAAAGCCGAAATCAGTATTAATATAAAACTCTGCTATCTCTTGCTTATTTCCTACTAATACCTTTCCAGCTTCTATGGCTTCTGGACATATATCTACACCTACATAACTTCTACAACCATAGTCATATACCTTATCTAATAATGGTAAAGTCCCACAACCCAAATCTAACAGAGAGTGTTCTGGTTTAAAACCATTATCTTTTAACAACTGTAAAATCTTCTTAGAACCAACATCCCATGAATAAGTTGATGTTCCAGCAGACTTGGGGTCTATTGCAACTTGCTCCTTCATGAATTCAGCATAATTATTTATGTGCTCATCATGTGTCATGATAACATTTAAATATTTCTAACTTTATTAATCTTTTGATGACTAAACTTAAGATAGCAGTACCAGCTATACATAAATCACGATTAAGACAAATAGCACGAACTGGTCATGAGATATATTACTTTGATGACGATAGAGAAGTAGAAAAGGGTTATAACTCAATATTCGATGAGTTCACCAAAGAATTAAACAACATAGAATTCATAGCAAAAAACGATTTTGTTAATAACCCAACAAAATATGATTTAATAATATTGCCTAATCAAGCATCTATGCATGAGTTTAGTAGTTATAGTAATTTGCCTAAAGCTTTTATTTGGACTAATGTATGTGATATAAATGATAAGGTAAAAAAGTTTTTTGGAAACAACCCATTGATGATTTGTACCTCCAACAACTGGAAACTTAGACCACAAGATAGAACAGTAACAATAGGAGTGGACCCAGAAGAATTTCCAGAGAGAGACTTTGAAATGAAACCAATATCAAGAATATTGGCTCCTATAAATAATTTTGTTCATGTAGGGAAAAACTTTGCTAAGAAACACAGAAACTCTCCTAACTGGTTTGGCGATATACCTAATCAACAATATTTCTGTGAGTTAGTAGGTTATGATTGGGTTGATACACTCTCAAATAATGAGTATATAAAAATATGTGGAAGAAATCCAGTTTTTAAAGAAGAAACATTAATATCAAGAGAACAATATAAAAAATGGATAAGATTACACTCATCTATTTTAATACCATCAAGATTTAAACATCATGCTAATGCAACAGCAGAAGCACTTATGAGTAAACAAGCACTATTAATAAGACCTTCAGTAGAATTTAGAGTCAATTCTTCTCCTCTTACTGATGAACATGATTGTTTCATAATCAAAACAGAAGACGAGTTAAGAAAATATTATTGTAACGATGGGTGGGTATATGATAGAAAAAGACAAGAAGCGATAGCTGAAAATGCTTTGCTTACAGCTCATCAATATTTCAGTATGGATACTTGTGTTGAACGATGGAATGAATTCTTTGAACATGTGGTAGATTGGCAATGAAGATAATAGGAATATACGGTCACATGGGTTTTTCAAGACAGTTGGCTGCCACTAAACACGATTGGACATTTGTTCTATTTGACGATAGAGCAAAAAAAGAACACGGTTATAGAGACTTGTTTACTGACAAAGAAAAGAACAACTTCAACATCATTGGAACAGACGAATTCTGGGAAAAAATAAACAACGATTATTTTGATGCAGTATATCTGGACAAAGACTGGACCATCCAAAGGTTCTGTCATTTAAATATGCCTAAACTTTACGGTTGGGTTAACGTTAGATTACCAGTTCCAGAAACAATAAAAGCAATAGGAGATACACCTTTTATACCTACCACTTCTAATGATTGGGATATTAGACCTCAAGATAGAATAGTTTCTATTGGTGTAGACCCAAACGATTTTCCTAAGAGAGACATAGATGAAGTAATTAATGAAGGATATTTATTCCCAGTAAATTGTTACCTTAAAGTTGCTCTTAGAGCAGAAAAAGAAGGAGAACACTATCTTAGAGTTGTAGGATATGATTGGGATGATGTTATATCTGACCCTAATCTACCTATAAAGAAATGTGGTTATAATCCAATTTATGATGAACGTTTTAAAACAAGTACCAGAGTAGATAGACATGTATTCAAAGAATGGATGAGAAATTATGCTTCTTTGTTTCAACCATCACCTATGAAACATCATTCTAATATTATGGCTGAAGCTTTGATGACTGGTCAAGCAATAATTACCAGACCTATGAAACAGTATAGAGTTAACAGTTCTCACCTTATCAACAACTGGAATTCTATCATCATCTCAAAGATGGAAGACTTCAGAAAACTCCATCGTAGTGGGTTCTTAAAAGATAAAAAGAAATTAAAACAGTTAGGGGAAAATGCTCATCAAACTGCTATAGACCATTTCAACATGAAAAGAACTACAGAAAAATGGGAAGAGTTCATAGAACATTCTATTGCTTGGCAATCTTAGTCCATTTCTCTTTTAAATATTTCCAGTTAGGATTATGTTGTATTTTATGAGCATGAGGAATATGTTTATGTAAGTCCTTTGTCCAACCTATATCAATATGCCACACTCTCTTATTATTTGGTATGATAGCGTAGCCACGGTGAATGAGTTGGAGAGCAAAATCAGTATCCTCTAATCCCCATTCACCATCGAAGTTACTATCATATCTTGCTCCCCAATCGTCTTTATGCCATAACCAAAACAGAATTGCATTAACATGATATCTTGGATTTAATGCTGTTTCTACTTTATTCAAAGTTATAGGACAACCATGTCCGTGTTCGTTAGGCAATTTGAACTCTTTTGAATATTCTGTTTGAACTACCCTTGGATTATATACAACTTTAGAATAAGGTGTAGATAAACTGAGAACATTTTCAAGAAGAGTTTTTTCCATGATACAATCATCACCTATGATACCTATGAATATCTTATCAGACCCAGAATATCTTTTAGTAACATAATCCAAACCAAAGTTTATTGTAGAAGAAAGCTGATATTCTTCTGTTTTCTTGAAGAATAATTCTGTTACTGGAGTTATACAATGATGTCCAATAATGGTATTTTTCTCATAGTTTTTTACCAAAATAACTTCATCAAACATTTCCTTCTGATTATCAAGTTGTTTGAGAACTTCTATGAGAACCTCTCTATCTTTCTTATCTGTCTTATGGGTTGGTATGATTAATACTCTGGGATAGTTATCCATCGTATCACCTAAAGAACTAATCCTTCAATACCGTTGAGTTCACAAACCATGTAATTAATCTCTTCCCCATGGAAGATATAATACATCAGACTATCATTCTCATCACATAAGAAACGAATGGTTCTTCCACCGAACTTAACTTTTAGAATGTTTTTCATATGAACAGCGGTTCCGTCTTTTAGATAAACTACTCTGCTTAATTCTATTGGTTCCCCATCTTCTCTTTCTAATGTTATGTATTCTTTCTTTTTTTCTTCTAACGTCATTTTTCTTTTACCTCCTTATAATATTCTACTAATTCTTTTATTCCTTCTTTCAATGGAGTGCATTCAAATCCTAAGATATTTTTTGCACGAGTTGTATCTGCATGTGCTCTGTCTATATTACCATAGAAATCTTTTCCAAAAACAAAATGAAGTTCTTTTTCTGCTATTTCTGAAATCATTATTGCTAAATCCATAATAGATACTTCCTCTCCAGCCACATTAAAGTCATGACCCCATGCTTCGAGTTCTATAATCTTCTCTACAACATAGACCAAATCTCTAACATCTGTAAAGGTTCTCATCTGAGTTCCATCACCATGCACTTCTATTTGTTCTTCAGCCAATATTTTCTTAGTAAATACATTAACTACATTATGAGCATATGCTCCATAAACAGAGTAGGGTCTGATATTACATGCTTTTAGCTCATCTTTGTTTCTGAAATATTGAACATAAGCATCACCAGCAGCCTTACTGATTGTATAAGGAGTTGGAATTCCATCCATGAATTTATGGTCTTCTTTAACTAATTTACCTTTAGGCATACCATAAACAGAACCAGATGAAAAATTAATAAGTTTAGTATTTAAGAATGCACACAAATATGAAACTGTTACAGAAGTTACTATGTTCTTATAAACATCCCCTACTGGGTCATTGATAGTGTCCATCATATGCATACAAGCCAAATTAATAACTATATGATGGTCAGCTATTAGCCTTTCAATTACTGGATAATTAGCCGCATCTCCTCTGATAACTCTATCAGCAATACCGTCTATTCTACCCATTTCTCCACGTGAGAAATCATCGAATACTGTCACCCAATAATCTAACTCTTTAAGTCGTTTTACAATGTGGGAGCCGATAAACCCAGCTCCTCCGATAACCAAAATCTTTTTTGTCATATATAACGTTAAAGATTTTTAACCTTTTAAAGTTTTTGATTTCTATCGCAGATTTTGGTCTCGTTCTTTAACAAGAACATAATCCGACCTTGCTTGTAACCATCTAATACTCCATTGTATCCACAGAAAGAAGAATAATGGTAAATTAATCAATACAAGAAATATTGCTCCAGCAAAGAACCATTTCCAATCTTCTGAAGGGTAATTGACAGCAAACCAGATGAATACAACAGCATAAGCTAATTGTATCAATCCTATTAAAATCATAACACCATACTTGGTTACTATATCAAAGACATTAACATCTACATATTTTAATTGTAACTTTCTTTTACTCATAACTATTACTTCCTTATCTCATCTATAAGTTTTACTAAATCTCCTTTAGTTACTGCATCAGACCACATAACAGTATCTCTATCAGCACGGAACCTATATGGTGTTCCAGCTGGTATGTGGATAGTATCCCCTTCCATGAACTGTTTCTCTTCTTCACCTAAAACAAAACTACCAGTTCCTTCAAGAATTAAAACTTCATCATCAAGAAGAGAATGATATTGATAGTCAGTGCTCTGGTCCTTTTTAATGTAAGATAAACCCAAGATGGTTAGTTCTTCCATATTTAATAATAAGAATGATGAGTTTTTAAATGTTGTTAAAAAAAATAAAAAGGGATGAATAGTTTTACAACTATCCAACGTAATTTGCTGGGTCTAAAGCTGTCAGATTATCTAACCTACATGCCGCATCTGGATTGACCACACCAACACCTACTCTCGCTGTCATGTACAATGCCATGGCATCGTGAGAGATGATTGACTCTTGGTCTACAGACAATGGTCGCCTTACAAATCGTATGGCGTATTGCTGAGTGTTCAAGAACAGTGCTTTGGTTGTACTCATCCATGGAGTTGAAATAATATTCAACCCAGCGATTGGGTACATATTTCCAGTTCTGAATGTTTGTTGCTGGTCTGGAGGCAATACTTGGAACACATTACTTGACATAAATTGGTCCATCTTCATCAACTGTAATAAGTTGTAAGGATGAATAACTAATGTATCGTATGGAATTCCTTCTGCTTGTCCTACTGCAAGACACATTTGTATCTTTTCCCAGTCTAAAACACCAGATGTTCCAGAGAATGTAGTGTCAGTTGCATCTAGTACATGGTTTGAAACTTGCTGACCAGTTTTGAAGTTTGTAGTTCCGTCAGAAACACCGTTCAACAGTGTTTGGATAATCAATTTATCTTCAAATCTTGCACATGCGTTCATACCATTTTGAACTTGTCTTGAAACCACGTCAAATGACTGTACGTCTTCAATTGCTTCATTAGTAATTGAAACACCTACACCGAATTTCTGTACACGAACAGTTACCTTACCGTATTTTGGTTTGGCGATTGGTATCTCGACACCTTCTCCCAAAGGATATGCATCGAAACCACTCTCGAACATGTATGAAATCATTGGTGAATTCACTGTCATGGTTTGTACTAAGTTTGCACCAACTAAATCTGGTATATATTCTGTAAAGAATTCACGATTGAATGCCTCTGTAATATATAACAGCATGTCATCTCTTGATATATACTGTGTAATTTCATTTAGGTTTGTGGGCTTCTTAACCATTTTTCCTTTGTAAGGAATATAGTTTGAGGCTCCCCAACTTCTAATTCTATCGTCTGCTACTGCCATTTTTACCATCCTCTCTTATATGTTGGGTCGACAAGAACTTTGCCTACCGTTCCTTCAGTTGTCCAAACTTGTGGACCTTCGGAACCACTTGAAACTCTAATGACTTTTCCAATAACAATTCTGTTATAGGGGTCTGATAGATATTCCACGTATCCGTCTGTACCGCTTGATAGGGTTACAAATTTACCAGCTGTAGGTAAGGTACCGCTATATGGCATCCATACTGGTTCATCAGTTACATATCCGAAAATATACATATTCTCGAAGTCTGCACTTCCAGAGAACCATTGAGTAATATCAGTTGGACTTCCAGTTTGTAGGAAGGTCAATGGGGCATCAGTTGTTGATATACCAAGTATTCCATAATCGTGACTTGAACCACTGATAGTTGTTCCATAAGTTGCAACATCAGTTGCTGCTGCTTTGTTTGCACGTGGAATAATTTGTTCTACTCTGCTTGTAGCACTTCCATACCATTGAGTTGAGCTATCGTCAGACTCATCGGTTTTAACGAGTACCATTCCAGCTTTCCATGATGCACCAGAACCAAGTTGGCACATCTTTACGTTTTTAGGTTTGTAGTGTAAACCTTCTTGGTAAGGCATTCTAAAGTTTGGCATTATTTCTTACCTCCGATTTTAAAACCATCTTTCATTTTAGTTTCTTGAGAAACGAATTGAACGACAAGTTTAGCATCTTCTTCAATATCTTTGCCTTTCAGATTAAACAATCTTTGGAAGTATTTTACTCCTTCCTCATGTTCGTCAAACACTGGTTGGTTTGGAGGTTGTCCTACTTGTAAACTTCCAGTCTGTTCAATATCTTCGTCTTTTTTATTGAACTTCTTGTCATAGGCAACCACACTCTTATGGAGTTTTTCAAGCTGAGTTATTGACATGTCAGAGTATTCCTCTGGCTTTTCACCGCTAAGTTCACAAATTTGTGAAATTAGTTTTTCTTTTTCTTTAGTCTCAAAAGCTTTTAGTCTTTTCTCTACTTCTTCCATCTGCTTAAGAACTGTAGCTTTTTCAGCTTCAGCTTGTTTGACTTCAGCTTCTTTTTCTTTAAGCTTTAAATCATTCTCTTTTGTAGCAGCTTTGATTAGAGTCTCAACTTCCTTTTGAGATACTTTTTCTTCCGAGCTCATAATCTTCACGTTTTGTTTGATTTGAGTTTGATGTTCTGATTTAGCCTTTTTAAATTGCTGACAGATATCTACCATCAGTTTTTCATTGACTTTATCATAAACATCTTCATTCTGTGACGAAATGGCACTGTCGTTTGCTAAGGGGTCTGCTGGGTCGAGAACGAATGATAAATGTGTCCATCTTAGATGTTTCACAATACCAGCTGCAACCTCACCATTATATTTTTGTAATGGGTCATGAGGACACATACCAAATGGTTCGTGGCAGATAGTACATTCTATGTTGTTACTTCGAGCCATAATACTAACAGAGTCTACATCTTTTCTTTCCAGCATCTTACCGATACCAGATGGATGTTCTTCGTTAATATCAGCCTCATAGATTAACTTGCCATTCTTTTCGTAAGAAGATAATACTCTTCCTACTGTTTTTTCTATGGTGTTCTCATGGTCTATAACCATTGGAAAACCACTGAGAGATGAAGCAAACTGCTTTATAGTCTCGATAGGATAAATCAAACCATTGAGATTTGGCTTACCACTATTATGAGCTAATGCAGTCCCAGATACTTTAATACCTTTTACTCCGTCTTCCTTCGTCACAGAGACTGGATTAATGGAGCTAACTACATCAAATTCTCTCATGATTGACATTATATTCAGATACCTATAAGAACTCAACTGTAAAAGGATTAGAAAGAATAAAAAATCGAAGGAAAGTGTGTTACAAAAACGGTAACTTTATTTCCTATTAATGTCGGACTATTTAGGAGATGAGGGAGATGTTGATGGTGTTGGCTTGTTTTTAGCAGACTCTTTTGAAGCTTCTGCTTGAGTTTTAGCTGCTTCTGTTAAATCTGGTTGAGCCTCTGCTTGAGCATCATGAAGTCGTGATTGAGCAAGTTGCATTTGTAAAGTTGGATGTAGATTTTGTTCTACAATAACTCTCTTTCTACCAAAGTCCTCTCTGGCTTCAAGCATATCCATTGACCCACCCATAAGTTCGCTTTCAATACGAAGTCTTCTATCTGCAATACTTTCAATTTCTAACCATCTAATGAATGGTAATGATTGGTATTTTATAGGAGGAACTTCATTAACTTTAGCCATGTTCTTCTTGTTCTGGAAATCACTTGGACTAAATAGAAATATGTCTCTAAACACTTCATTAAGAAGTTTAGTTCCTATATAATTCTGACGAGCCATAATCCTTCTTCTAAACATTTCATTTTTAATCTCTGCATCTGGAGCACTGGAAGAACCAAACCCAATAAGAGTATCTGGAACACCAAGACCAGCAATAATCTGTCTGAGAACATATGCTTGAAAAGGTTCTACGTTAGTAACACTTTTACCTATCTCCACTGTATCTACTTCTACACGACCATCGATAGCGATATCAGAACCTCTGGCAAGACCAGCCATAATCTGAGAAGCAATAGCCTTCATCTGTTTAACAGCAAGAGGATTTTGAGCATCACCCATTTTCCATACAGTCAAAGGTCTGGCTGTGGTACGAATGATATCAGCAATATCATCTTCCATACCAAGCATGATATTAACTACATCTTTAAGAGGTCTAAACATCGAGTTACCATAAGTAGCATTAGTTATGTCTCTTGCTTTGAAATGAACAACTGTTTCTGCTCCTACCTTTCTTATCCTCATCTCCTCATCAGATTTAGTTGTAGTTTTTGGACCAGCAACTGAAGTTCCCATAAATACACCAGTATTAGTTTTAATCTTATATGGTTCTTGCCAGTATTCAATTACTCTTCCATATGAGTCTCTTTTAACACTTACACTATAAGGATGAACTACTTTTAATCTTTTAATTCCCCAGCCGCCTTCATTGTATGATTTATTATCATAAACCTTTTCTACAAAACATTCTCCAAACACGTCCATTTGAGCACTGATTTGTTGTATCACATTATCTAATTCAACAAATCTCCTCCATGCTCTTAAGAAATTCAATTGCTTTCTTTGGAAGTCTTGTAATTCTTTATCTGTTTCAAAAGCGTAAGTATGACCGTAAGCAGTTACCATATCAGCTCTTAACCACACAGCAGCTGCTAAAATAGGAACAGAGTTCAAAGCAGTCTCATATCTTAAGATATTCTCTTCTCTTGCTTCTACAAAGTTAATATATCTTCTTGGATGAACCATCATATGCCCTTCAGAAGGTTTTCTCCCTTGAGATATCTCATAATGATTACCTACCCACTGAGCAAAAAGTTCATCTCTACTGTCTTCTTCTGACATTTACCTTCATTCTTTTATATTGAACTCCCATATATTTATCTTTCCGTTGGCTTCTGATGTATGAATAACTTCAAAACCTTTAAATAGTAGATAAATCAATGTCTATACATGAGAGAGATGTATAAAGATATGGAGAGAAAGAAATGACTAAGAAAAAATGTCCAGAATGTGGAAAGTTTATGAAAGTTAAAGGAAAAGGTCAATCTACTATATACTACTGTAAATCTTGTGATAGTTATTATTTTACACCAATCTTTGCTACAACTAATACAACAGAAACAGATAATATAAAATTCAAGTCGGTGAAGTATGATGGATAGAAGAGGTCATATAGTTGGAGGAACAATAGTATGGGGAATAGTTTTATTCATCTATATGTTTGTTGGAGATATCAACGCAAATAAAGATGCGATGTGGGTAATCATGAGTTTGATAGTAGTTCAAGCTGGAGCAGTGCTTCCAGATTATGATTTATTAAGTAAGAAGTTTTTACCACACAGAAATGTGATTACACATTCATTCTTCTTACCAGCCTTACTAACAATACCAATCTACTTTGTTAGAGATGAAACCAATGTGTTACTACCTTTATTTGCTTTCTTCTTAATAGGATATTCCTCTCATCTACTCTTAGACATGAAACCTAAATCATGGCAAGGGTCAGCAAGAGTGCATATCTTCTGGAGAAATGAAAAAGGAAACAAACAGATGGGTTCTAAGAGAAGTTTTGCTTGGATACTGGTCAATGGGTTAATACTCATGGCAGCTGGGATAATCCTATTATACTTCTTTAACAAATGGATGGTGATATGATGGGTAGATGCTCTCATTCTGGTAAGAAAATTAAATGCCCTCACTGCGGTAGCGGTAGGGTGGCTTTTTTTTATGATGTGGATAAAACAATCATCTACTGTCAAGCAGTAGGTTGTTATAGAAGGTCAACAACAAAACATCATTCTGACCCAGATTTCGGTAAGGAGTGGGAATGATGGGACTGGAAAATGTTGACCCAAATATGTTAATGGTCATTGCTGCTTGTGGTTTATTTGCTGTTGTAGTACTAGTACTATATATTAGTATTAAACAATATATAAGTAATAATTCCGATATTTATGTCGATGAATAATCTTTTTAAGCACATACTTTTTATAGTAATACACATAAAGAGTAACTAATGACATACCGTGTGCTCTTTGTAGATGATGAACAAAAGTTTCTTGAAGCTTGTTGTGAACTAATGTACGATGATGAGATAGAAATAATACCAATAGACAATGCTAAAGAGGCTTTTGAGATATTCAAAAGTGAAAACATTGACGCAATTATATCGGACTTTAAAATGGATAATATCAACGGATTTGAGTTTCTGGATATGGTTAGGAAGGAAGACCAAGAAATACCTTTTATCATATTCTCAAGAATACCAAGAAAAGAAGCCCTCACTACCATCCCTTTGGGTTTTACCATTTACATACAAAAAGATGCAAAAGAACTACAATATCAACTCAAAGAGATATGCCACTACATTAGATGCAATGTCGAAAAGAGAAGAGAAATCGCTAAATTAAGCAAAAAATGTAATGATTTAAAATTCTTAGTAAGAACATGTGCTCATGATATGCATAACAAACTTTCTACAGTCAGTATTTACAATTCCATGGTATTAAACCAGTATACTAACAAAGTTCATGCTTCTATATTAGATATGTCACAGTATCTTGATAACATCAGTAATTTAGTTAAAAATGGGTATGATAACTTAGAAAGAGATATTATTAATCTTTCATCCATGGTTAAGAAGATATGTAATGAAATTATGCCTTTTTCTCCCATAAAATTCAATCTATTCCCATTACCAAAAATAAAAGGTCATCAAATACATGTAGAACAGATTTTTCATAATTTGATAATAAACATTGTTAATCACTCACAAGCCAAAATTGTTTGGATATGGAGCAAGTTAAATAAAGATGATAATACTTTTCAGATATTTGTTAGAGATAATGGGAAAGGTATTCCTCCTACTTATCAACAAAAAATACGAAGCAATTGGAAAACAGCAACTCCTTATGATGTGAGTTTTGGTTTAGGTTTAATGATAGTTAAAAATGCTGTTGAAGAACATAATGGAGATATACAGTTTTCCAGCGGACATAAAAATGGAACTACTTTTCGTCTGACTTTTCCTCTGGATAGACTGGTGGAATAGAGTTAATTAAATCCCAATCTACTTCTACTCTAACCTCTCCATGAAATTTATCCATAACAAAAAAACATTGTGGGTTAGAACATTTCTTTCTATCTAATGTTTTCATCTTCTCTTCAATAAGATAGCACCCACATTTAGGACACCAATTAATATCATCGTAAAGTATCCAGATTGACATGATTATCTTCTATTACGATATCTTCTTGCTGGTCTCTCACGCCTTGGAAGACCCCTTCTTGGACAATCTGGGTCATCTCTACGTGGAGGTCTCTTTCTTCTTGTTCCGTATCCTTCACGATAATATATTTTGAAAGCATCTCTTGAGCTACTCAGTTACATCTACCTCTATCACTTCATATCTTTCTAATCGTTTAAGAGGTATAAAGATTTTGTGCTTATCTCCAACATAAATTTTAAGATATCGCAAAGTCTTTTGTATCTTAGTAACATTGATAATATTTTTGATTTCTGTGCCTCTCCAGTCATCTAAGTAGATTGTCACTTCATAATACTTCTTTCTATCTTCTTTGATAGTATTCCATTTTGCTTTCAACTTATCTAATTCTTCTATTAGTTTTTCTTTCTTTGACATTTTATCACCTTTTTCTTCTTCAATCATAATAATCCTCTGGCACTAATGGTATGAACCACAAATTTGCTATTGGTGTATGTTCATTATAACTGAATGCTACAAATCTCAAATCTGTTGGTAATCCCAACTCATTAGCAAAGTGTTCACTATCATAACAAGCTCCATTACTAATAAAATACTTTCGATGACCCATAGTCCAATATCTTGTTTGATGCACATGTCCCATAAGGAAAACATCAAAATCTTCAGAATATGAAGCCTTAGCCAAGAGACTTGTATTCATTTTACTTATATTGTTTAGTGCTCCTCTGCTCAAGATTTTATGTCCATGACCTAACAAATATGTCCATGGTCCTTCTTTATGATATAATAAAAACTTTGGAGCATATTTAACACTAATATTCCATGGAACCTCCCCTTCATCAATCGTTTGTTTTACATAATTAACTGCCTTTTGAATGGTCAAATAAACTAAACTATCCCAGTTATTAATTTCAGACTGTTTAGATATTCGTCCATGATTACCTTGTACTCCAACGACCTCAATTTCTTCGGTATATTGATATAAGTCTAATATCAGCTGTAATATCTCTCCAGTAATTATTTCTATCTGGTCATTGATGATTGCATGAGAATTCTCTATCTGAGATGGATAGACGCTAAACCCTTCAATCATGTCTCCCAAGAGACATATCGTTATCTTAGATGGATAGTGCTTACTCCACAATAATCTATTTATCAGACCTTCTTTAAGATATTTAAACCTTGATTGTGCTTGTTCTACCCAATCAATCTCTCCTTTTCTGTCTCTAAACGAACCAGCATGAGTATCTCCAATCAATAACATGATTGGGTCCTTCAGCACATATTCATAATCTATAGGGTTCCTTTTAATGTCTTTAATGTATCTTATTGTTCTTTGAACCATCTGAGTTGCTTCTAATAAACCTTCTACATCTAACTCTACTGGTTCTCTCCTTAGTCTTCCCCATCTTAATCCAAACTTCTTTGCCCAGTAATGAACTGCACTCGCATTCATATTCCAACCATATTCTGTATTGCACATGTCTGCTACTTCTATCAATGTCATTCTGTCTTGGATACACTGGAGAAGAAATTCTTTAGTAATAATATCTTTATACTTTGCTCTTCGTGTCATGCTATTGCTCCAATAAATTATTATTCAAATAAATTTCTACTTTAATCTATATAAGTGTTATCTTAGGATTTCTGTCGCTTTATTTTGCTATCTTTTATAAGTCTGAATAACCATTCTTGTATGAGGTAAAGGTCTATACAATAGATTATCCATAAAACAGTTCCACCAATTACTAAATAAATCCATTCTATTGCTGTGAGAGCCATTCTAAATCCCTTTCGTGTTCTAAATCTACTTCATTGAACCTTATCCACATACCACCGTCTTTCTTGTAAAGGTTCCAAATTCTACTATATTCTTTCTTTCGTCTATATTTTCTTCTATGCCTTAACAGATATTTCTTCATTTTTTTCATGCTATTAAATTCTGATTCATCCCACCAATTGTTACTGGGTGCAGCCCTATAATAAGTCTCTTTCATGTTACCTTCTCCTTTTTTGTAAATGATGGGCATACTGAACCCATATACTGTAATAAAGCATAATAATCTTTTACCTCTGCAATTGTTATGAAATCTCTCATTGTATGATAAAACCTACAAATGGGTCTGTTCTTACATAAATCACACTTAGGTGATGGTTCTTTTCTTAATGGTATATCATCTTGCATTTTTAATCATCCACCTTACAACTGCTGACTTATTACCAGCAAACCTTTCATCTGCAATCTCTTGTAGAAGCTTTTCTTCTTTCTTTGATAGTCTAACAATGAGTATCTCAGTTAGTTTTTCGTAATCTTTCATCAATATCTACCTCTGTTTATTAATTCTAACATAATCTTCGATGCCATAAAAGCATCATAACTTGCTCTATGAAAACCGTAATCCCTTATAGTATCAAGAGTTTGTTGATTTATCTTGAGTATAGGAAGCCCAAACACAATATAATTGGTCGCTTCCTCTAAATTAGCCATTTTGAAATTAAATTTTTTATGTCCTTTCTTCAAATAGTTAGTAGCCATTCGCATGATGCATGGTGCTTTATGACGATAATAATACCACATATTGAAAGGTTCCCTATCCAAGAACCTCATGAAATCAAAATCAGTGTTATATGATGTGACAACTTTATCGCTAAGAAGACTTATCAGTTCCCTTTTAACTGTAATTATAGGTCTTCCCTCAGTTAATATATCTTCTGTTCTAATATCACTGTTCTTTGCTAACCAAGAGTTAGGATAAGACCATCTTATAATATCATCTTTAGCATACTTTACTAAACTATTATACATTAGTTCAATACCACCAGTATTAGGTTCTGCTCTACATACAGCCACTTCTACTATATGGTCTCTTGCTGTAAGTCCAGTAGTTTCTAAATCAATTACATATATATCATTCATTCTTCTCACTTCTTTTTGGTGGGACTGAAGAGATTTGAACTCTAACCCTTGGGGTCTGGAGCCCCTTATGCTACCAGACTACACCACAGTCCCAATCATTACGACCATAGGCACCCACTCAAGTTTAAATGCATTGGACTTTACGCTAACTATCGCCTATGTTTATCGTGCTTGAGATTTAATTCACATCTCTCGGCTCTTGGTATTTTGTTTGATATGGTTCTCAACCATAGCGACCCAATGTCCAGACACCGTGGAAGCTTCCATCTATCCTTCTTGGAACAGTATCCTTATCTTGGTTTATCGTGGTTGGTGCACCCAGCCAGATTTGAACTGGTTATGGGTGCTTAGATTGGGTGGATGGTAGGGGATTTGAACCCCACTTGGCATCCAGTTTCCTTGACAGATAGCTCTTCTATCAAGTTTCCTTTCTTTTGCCTTTTCAGTTGAAGCCAGATACTCATGGAGTTGTTCCTTCTTCCACTTTCGCTTCCATCCATATTTGGTGTTCGGAGGTGGGAATTGAACCCACGGTGTACCAAAGCTGTTATCAGCCCAGCGGTCCCATTACGCCCTACTCCAAACATGAATTAATAGGATGGGTTGGGGTCACTGTATTTGTCAGCACCCAACTATGAGTTTGCCCTCTTACCGTTACCGTATCATGAATTCAGAGGCTCTTACACTTGCAGTAAGTCTGTTTTCCTTACCTACGTGATTCTCTCGCAGTTCTTCCGTATGCGTCCATCAGCGTCTTCTGGTCCATCCTAAAATGTATATACAAATAATAGTATTTAAAGGTTTCGAAAAAAAGGTTATGAAGAGAGTAAGTTCTCTTCAAGTATTTGGAAAAATAGTTCTCTAATTAGTCCAGCGTGTTTATTCATTCTCTTGTTGAATGCTCTATGAAGGAGTTTATCAATCTCCTCTTTCTGCTCTGCTAAGATATCTTGGAAGACATCACCTATGACAGAACCAGTATACTGCCTATCAATCTTCCCACGACCATGCTGTTCTTCGAGTTTCATGATAGACTTCTGGACCCTTCCCTTGGTTATGTAACTCTCCATGATATATTGAACAATTTCATCTATATCTGCTGAACCTTTCTTGGTCTTATCTTTGTTTGCAACACCACTTAAAGCTTCTTTGAACTCCTCTCTGACAAACTTGACCATAGGCAAGATAGTCTCCTCACCTAATGATTGCCAGAATTCTCCATCATGATATGGCTCATAGTTCTTGAAAATCACGCCTTCTCTCATCTGACCTCCCAGATAAGACTCTACCTTGTGTTCTTCTCTTGCCCAAGTGAATAGGTCTTGCATGGCACACTCACTCTTTCCACTGAATAGGATTGGAACCTTGTCAAAATCCATGAGTTTGACTATGCTATCAAACAACTCACATTCTGGATGTAACATCGTGAAGGTCCCATCTCTTATCGCTGCTATATCAAACACCGCAAGATAGTTCTTGGGTATCCTCTCATAATACAATGTCGAGTGTCTTGGTTTGCTCAGATACTCTCCGAAGATGATTATGCTATCATACTCCATACTCTCCAGAGTGTTCATCATCTTTTCTCTAACATTCCAACTGTCCATATGTTTAGTAACATAGTCTATGATTGGTCTGAATGTTTTCTTACTGAAGCTGTCATCTGTCTCGTCTTGGGTCCTACTTCCGAACTGGACAGTTCCATCCTTGTTTATCCCTATTCTGAAATTGCTTCCATCAATCTTTTCTTCCAGCACTATCTGTGCTCCACTCTCAAATCTTTCCCATTGGATGTATTTCGCATTACTTCCCAACGGATGTTTCACTTTTGGATATTTCTTCATGTTTGTTCACCTTCTTATACATCTCCCAGTAGGCAGCCCTCTTGCCTTTGTGGTAGTAGTATTTTTCTAATTGCCTTACCTTATCACAGATATCATCCGCCCTCTCATAATCTTCCCAGTATTGCTCTGTTGACATCCCATTGGTAGCCACCTCATCCTTCAGCCACTTGATTAACTCTTCCATGGTCATCATTGTTCCTTCACCTTCATTATAATCTCATGTACTTTTAATCCCATAACCTCATAGTAGTCATAAACGTCTTCGTCATATTCATCATAAGTCTTTATGAGTTCATCAAATGCTTTCAATCTTCTATCAATCTCAGCAACATCTATAAACGCTGAATAGTCACAAGGTAGTTCTTTTAATAGTTCTTTCAAGAGTTCGTGGAGTTCAGTCATTGTTCATCACCTATCCGTCCATGTACATACAGTAGAAGCACTTCCTTTTTAAAGGTTTTCATCGCCCTCATGTCATCGAAGGTCGCACACGGAAAGTTTAGAGATGAGGGTGTGAGATTGAAATAAAGGCTTGTTTTTGTCCATTATACAGAACCTTTTAACTCGCTTTCCTCAGACCATGATTTAAGAGCGTCTAAAGGCTGTTTGTGGTTTGGGGTTGGTTGGGTGTAAATAATTAGTAAGCGTTTAATGAGAATAGATTAATGAGGTTGTTAAATTGTTAAACGAAAATTACCAACATCGAAAAATCAATTTGATAGATATTGATATCGTACTAGTGCTTAAAGTATTTGCTTCTTATGTCACTATTACAGTTTATCATAATTCAACTAAATTGAGAACACAAAAATTCAATGGTGTGCAAAGTCGAAAATACTTTTTGAGTATTTACGACAATGCTTTGAATATCGGTTTTGATGAATTAACCGAAACTTTAACCCTATTCGCAAAAAGCAAATATCCAGAATTTGACTTTAAGACTTTGTCCAACTTCCTTAAAGGATTGATGGATGAACAAAGTTTAATTAAAGAGGAATTCGACAGATTAGATTTAAGCTTTGACAATGAGTTAAGTTCAAGTTATAACTTAAGCGTGTTTGAAAACAAAAAAGCTGTTTGTTATGCGAGAAGGTCAATAAACCTTAATATTGGTTCTGGCATTGAAACATACGAGAAACAAACATTAAAGCTTTTATCACTTGCTCAACAAGTCTTTGAAGAAAAAGAGATTTATACTTTAATGATTGACGAACTAAGCGGTTACTACTCACCCACATTAATTAAACGACTGTTCAAAGAAACAAGCGTTCAAGTTGTTTATATTGATAGAGTTGACCGATTAGGACGAAACGTTTTAGCATTGCTTGATTTATTGGACTATTGCTTAAGAAACAAGAAAGACATTCGTACTAGTGAAGGGTCAATAATTAGAGGTTTCGGATATATCCAAAGCGTGATTATGGGTTTATTTGCTGAGTTTGAATTACTGAGCAAACAAACAAAATTCAGCTATTACCTTATTGAAGTCGTTAAGTTCGAGCTTGGCTTAATCGCTTTTGATGATATGAGCGACAAAGCAGAAAAACTCTTTAGACTTGGACGTTTTAGTGCTAAAGAAGATTTCTTAAATAAAGCGTACGATTTCGCTTCAAAGGTAGTAGCAGAAAAAGACAAAACCGACAAGAACGGCAAAAGGCTACACGGCGAAGAAATATTAAAATCAGCTCTTGAAGTTATCGAGTTACTCGATAACCGATAAGAGCTTTTTTTTTGGCTTTTCATCGTGTCATTTTTGGGTTGTCGCTGGGTGTCGCTTGGTGTATTCATGGTTACAGAGCGACAACCTTTTTTTTGGTATCTTGGTGTGGTGTGGTGTGGTTGGTGTGGTGTGCTTGGCTTGGGTAGTTTCGGCAATATCCCCCTTAACAATCCCCCTAAGATGTAAGAAATAAGATAACTAAAAACTTATGTTTTGAATGAATGATAAAAGAGAATGAAAGAGAGAGTAAGGCTAAAGTGAGGTTGTTAAACGCTTGTGTTTTCTTACTCTCTCAATCAGCTTAAACTATTATTTCGTACTTATTGCTTTGTTCTATACTATCAATTATATAGATTGTTTCTTTATTGGTATTGTCAAATATAGCTACTTGATTGTGTGCCAAAGCTAAGTTTATAGCTGTTGCTAAGTCTTCAACAATAACAGAGTTTTCAATATAACATATATTGTCTTTATCTATCCAACAGCCGATTAATTGTCCTTTTTGGGAATAAAATCTATATTGATTAATGATAGATTTAAAGAGTTCAAAATTCATTATTGTCATACTAAAACTTGAAGGAATACCAGATATAGAAACAAAATACCCTTCATTTTCTACAGTGTTTAAGTCTGTATCTACTGTAAAACCATTTTCTAAAAGCATTAGTCCGTAAAGTTCTTTTTCGTTGAGTTTGCTCATAATTATACTATTGTATTACAGTATTTAAACCCTTTGGATTTCTCGCTGAGTGTCGCTAAAGGTAGCCATGATAACAGAGCGACCACAATAAAAAATAAAGAGTTGAAAAGTGGGAAAGGACAAAACCCACTAATCAACAAGCGTTAAAATTCTTTAACATCTATAAGATGTTCAATAGGTAGGTACCAATCAATTGAAGTGTATATTCTATATACTGTATTTTGTCCTTTACTCATTTCATAAAATTTAGCTCTGTCTTCAATATTATTTACCCAAACATGTATTTTAATAGGTTGTGCATATCTAATATAACATTCTACTAATTTAATGTTATAGTTATCGTCCTTTCTTACTATTGAATTTGCACGACCTATTAACTGATTAACAGCTCTTACTAAATAGCTATTGTCTCTTACTTGTTCTTTGTTGTGTATGTCACCTTTGAACTCTATATTATCCAAATGAATATAATCTACTGTGCTCATTGTACTAACCCTCTTTGTATTCTGTCTTTGAGTGTCTCAAAGTAATTAAGTGTATGTTCTGTAATGTCGATAAACTCGCTATCTATTCTAAGGTATATCTTAAAGTACCATCCGTGTCCTTCGGCTCTGTCACAACCTTCGTCTCCATCTTCAACATATCTGAACCACCTATTCAATAAGTTGTATAGTTGTGCGTTATCGTGTATCTCTTCTAATTCTTGCTCTTTTGTATATGAAACAAAAAGGCTTTTGTCGTATAATTCATATTGGTTTGAGTATTCTTCTATGTTGCTGTATCTGTGGTATTCTTGGTAATATAGTTTAATCATTAGTATTCACCTTCTAAAGAAATAGCCTTTTTCCAAGTGTGTTTATTACCATCCCAATAAGGAAGGGTACAAGCTAAAGTTAAACACGAATATTTGTCTTTTCCACAAATTCCGTCATATGCAAAGTATATTAACTCTCCAATAGTCATTTTAGGGTACATTTTACCTATTCTATACCAATCAATTAAATAGTTTGGTATTTTGCTATCTCCTAAAGTATTTCTCCATAACTGTACTTGAATATCTTTAAGAGTATAATTACTGTAATTCTCAACATATTGTTTAGCTTCTTCAATTAAAGAATAAACTGTCCTATCTCCATAAATCTGAATATAGTGACCTTGAGCATTACCGTAACCATCTGAACTCATTCTTATTTCAAAGAATTTAATGTCCTTAATTTTTGGTTTGTGTTCGTTCATACTTTAACTACTGTATTACACTATATAAACCTAACGAAAAAGTCGCTTGATGTCGCTAAGTTCAGCCATGACCTAACAGCGACTACTAACGAAAAAGAGCGAAAAAAAGAAAAATGTTAAATAAGTTTGAAATATATCTTATCTGAAGTGTTACTAATGAGGTGTTGCAGTAGTTCTATTAAATCTGAATGGTCTTTTTCTTTTCTAACAGCATTGACCTTACACATCATATCTGTCAGTCGCCTCTCATCTATATCTGCTTTTATAAGATGTAAGATGTAAGATGTAAATTCCTTAAACTTAACGAAATAATTAAGCATATTCTCTTCAATTAATGCAACAACTTCTTCAACTGCTTCATACAAGTAATCAAACTTACCTTCATCTCTGTAACAATCGTTTTGCTCATCGTACTCACAAGTCTGAAAGATTTCTTGGTCTATTAGTTCATCTAACCATTCTTTAATGACTTCTTCTTCAACATTTGTTTCTTGTTCAAAATGTTCCTTTAACAGTTCGTAAAATCTGTATTGATTGTATTCAATCCATTTATCTACTTTTCTGTATTGGTCACAGCTCGAACACTTATCAAAATCACTCTCGTACCAAAGCCAACATTGAAAGAACTCTTCTAAAGTGGTTGCTGTATTGTAACTGTAATAGTAGTCGTCATATACCTTTTTCTCCCAATCACCTATTTTTATCCAAAGTTCGTTTGCCATTTTTATTCATTCCTCAGTAACAAAAAAATGAAACCAAAAGAACTTAATCTCTTGGTTTGTATTTGAATACATTTACACCAAAGCGAATAGCTTTGTCAGCCCCTTCAATAATTTTGTTACCAGAAGTGGTAGCTATCTTGTAGGTCTTCTCACCTTCACCGTAAGGCTCTGCTTCTAATTCAATTCGCAAGTGTAATATTTTACCATCCGCAGAAAGCTTGTATTCTACGTTTTTGGCATTTTCTGGAGTTGTGTATCCGTTGGTCATTTTTATTACCTAAGATTATTATCTGTATTACAGTATATAAATCTGTTGAATATCTCGCTCAAAGTCGCTGACCGCCTCTCATGACCTTTTAGCGACCAGAGAGTACCCACAGAGCAACTATCCGCCTTTTAACGCACTTTTGCCCCCCTAACAGCTTTTATAAGATGTTAGATTAACAGATATTAATCGTTTTAAATCATCCGCTATCGCATGTATTCCTATACACTCCTTACCCAATGATTTGGAGATATACACACACACAGAAAAAAACAAAGTTCTACTATCTACTCGTGGGGGCGAGAAGAGAGAAAAAAAGGGAAGTGCATATTGTATCACACTACCTTTTTGTAAAAAGTTCGACTATATTCAAAGGTTTTGAACCGCTTCTAACATTTACAAGAAGAAGATAGAAAGGCTGTAAGTAACTTTGCAAAGGTATCGAAGAAAAGCAGTTGTATCACAAGAAAAACCCATTTAAGTACTATATAATATGGCGTTTGCGTGTGATACAAATGTGATACAAAAAAAGGTTGTTGGGCGAACAGCCCAGCAGTTAAAAGGTTTGGTTGCATTGGTGACAGCAAACAGAACCACCACCACTCAATGCGTGACAGTGGTTGCATTCTTTGGGGGGTACTAATCTGTTGCTGTGTTTGAATGCTTTGGCTTCAGTTTCGTTGCAATGAAAAACATGCATAATGTTTTCAATGGGCTGAAAACGAAGCAAGTCAGAGAGTTTATAAGCTGTCTTACTCATTTTACTCATCCTCTAAAAGATACTTGTTAGTGAGCATTTTAAACTCACAGCGGTCACAAGTGTAATGTTCTAATCTGATGTTGCCTACTTTATCGGCTGATAAAATACCTTTGGGGAAAACAACAGAGTAAGTATAACCAATTGATACAATTCCCTTCTCACAGTGAGGGCAATCGAATGAACCGTAAATATCATATCCGTCTTCAAGATTTTGGCTGAAGGTGATAACTTTGGGGAAATCGATTTTGATGTTTTGGTCTAACTCTTCTCCACACTTGACACAAATGAGAATGTTGTATGTGTGATAATAATATTCTAAATC